TCATTTTAAATTCTCTACTTTTCTTAAGTGGGACGTATTTGGGACGCAAGTGCCAAAAATACTGTCTATTTGCTTTGCATGTTCAGTTAAATGATTAGGCGCTAGGTGAGCATACCTTCTAACCATATCAACTGATTCCCATCCGCCCATTTCTTGTAATACTGAAAGCGGAACTCCGGACTGAATTAACCAGCTCGCCCATGTGTGGCGCAGATCATGAAAGCGGAAGTTTTCTATTCCTGCTCTTTTTAGTGCTGCTCTCCATGCTGTGTTAGAATCAACTCGCATTTTTCTAACGCTTGGCGTTAATGTTCCGTCTGGTCTCTTCTTTGATTCAGTATGAACAAATACCCATTTGTGATGGTTTCCTATCTGCTCCTTAAGAACCTGACAAGCAGTGTCATTTAAAGCAACACCAATTGCTTGGCCTGATTTGCTATCCTCTGGGTTTATCCATGCAACTTTCCTTTGCATATCAATTTGACTCCACTCTAAATTGATAATATTGGATCGCCTTAATCCAGTGGTCAATGCAAATGTAACTACGGATTTCAGTGGTTCAGGGCATTCTTGAATCAGTCTTTTAGCTTCATGATGCTCTAACCACCGAACCCGCTTTTCTCTGATTGTTGGAACTTTGATAACGGGAGATTTTTCTAACCATTTCCAGTCACGTTCAGCAGCTCTTAACAGAGATTTCATGATGGCGAGATGCTTTGCTTTGGTTGCGTTACTGACAGGGACATCAGTAAATGCGGGGATTTCCTTTCCCTTTCTTTTAGCTGATTCCGCTTGTTTTTCCCATCTCTCCCTTGCTTTTCTGTTTACCATCTTATTGATAACGGAATATATTTTTGCTTCTGTAATATCCTTAAGTCGGTAACCTTCAAAGTGATCTAACCAAAAAGAAAGCCGACCTTTATCGTCATCCAGTGATTTTTTGTCTGCTTTCTCTTCAATCCATCGAACTATAGCCTCTTCGAAAGTAACATCAGGGAAGTCACCAAGACGTTCTATGCGCCATAACTCGACCTTTCTTGTGTCGTGCAACTCCTGCGCGAGCTTCTTGTCCTCTGTGCCAAGAGATTCCTTGATTCTTTTACCGCTTGGCGTCGTGTAGTTTCCGTACCATATTTTACCTCTTCTGAATAAAGACATGATTTTCCCTCTCGTGTCTCACCAGCGTTCACTGGTATATTGTGAATTGATTTATTAGCCGCCGCAATACACGCAGCTCTCGTAAATAGGTATGGCGAGTTTTTCTTTGATGGATCCTTTCTTGTGTATGCAATCAATCCTAGCTTGCACCAACGAGAGAGAGTGTCTTCTGATATACCAATATAAGCGGCAGCTTCTTTTCTTGGCATGGTCATCCCTTCCATTTTACCCTCCTATCCATTCTTCCTTTTGTACTGTTCATGATCATCACCACAATCTTTACTGCAGTATGCGCTATTAGGTGCGACTGGTTCTTCGTGACACCAGATACACATCCCGTTATATGATTTAATTGCTACCTTGCGATTTGATAATGACACTTGAATATATAGTTCGTTTGTTTCATTTGCTGAGTCGATAATGTCAATAATTTACCTATGCTATTTTCCATTCATTTAATATTTTACTTCCAATATTTAATAAATAATTTCTATTTACAGTATTGATTATTCTGCGAGGAGTTATATAAGGTCGCCATATTAAAAACATAGAACCTTTATTATTTCCGCTAACTGGCTTTTTTGTTTCTGCATTAATAAAAGATATTCGACCTCCCGTAATTAATCTTACTTCATCAACTGTTTCTAATGCTGATTCATACCAACCAACAGAAGTATCAGAAGGAACTAACATAACAACAGGCTGTAATTGCTTTTTGCATTGCTCAGCGGCTTTGTTTACCCATGGCTGAATATCTGAATAGGGCGGATTCACCCAAATAGCTCCGTAACTTTCCCAGTCGCAATTCAACGAGTCGTCTTTTTCGGTGAGGTAATGAGAACAGAGAGCATTATTTTTATCGGCAGCGGCATCTAAATAAAAACCAAATTCAGCGTCCAATGGCGCAAACAAAGGTAGGGGAGTTTGCCATCTATCACGCAATTCCTTTGGTGTGTGGCTACCTCCATAATCAGCTTTCATTCTCCGCATCCTTAATACACAAGAAAATAATCATTGCTGCTTTTAATGGGCTGGCAATGCTGCACTCTATATTTCCGTCATTAGTTGCAAACTGGAACTTCCTATCTTGATATACAAGACTAATTCCATATGCATTGATAATTACCCACGCATTATTTACTGTGCAGCAAAAATCCAACTCACACCCTTTTTGGCTTATTATATCTCCGTAATTATGGTTTGAGGGAACATTCCAAATCAACTTACCTACATCGCTCGCAATAAATAAATGTGGTAGCAAACCTAACGCTTCAGCAACCTTTTTATTAATCTCGAAGTCAGAGAGTTCGGTGTATTTATTCATTGATTACCATCCTGTAATTTCTATATCGTCAGAGTCAATAAACCAAGGTTCAATTTCATCAATCCGAATCCCCATATCATCTAGAGAAGGATAGCCATCAATTCCTTTATCTTTAGACCAATCGAATTGCTCGGTAAGCCATTCTTCATCCTTGAAGTTATTGAATGCTATTTGCTGGAAGCACTCAGCACAGAACATTGCAAAACCTGCTTTCTCATGGTTACCGTGTATATCAGCTCTATATTCATCACCAGAATAGAATTTATTAATTTGTTCACATGATTTTTTAAATTTATCTTCATCGATAACAGTGACAACCATTTCCAAATCTTTTTGCCACGAGCCAGAACTTATTTTAATTTGTCTCATCAGTATATTTCTCCACAAACAACTTCAACATTCCTCACTGACATTAAATATTCAGCACGTTTATCGCATTCCGATTGCGTATAAATATTTTCCGTAACAGGTACAGCAGAGCCCTGTATTAGCATGAGTAATACATATCCGATTATTTGCATGATTATTTATTTAGAATGTTTAATTAGAATTTCTTTAATCCAATTTTCAGCTTCATCATTGCATGACAAAACACTATCCATCATTAATTCAATATCGATAGCTTCCTTTGCAATGTGAGATAATGCATTCATAAACATTGCAAACTGTTTCTCATCACACTCTATAAAGTTAGCTCTGTATGCACTAATTAAATGATTACGAGCATATATAACGCCTAATTTCATTTGCTTTCTTTTACTATTACAAAGCTCATCGGCTAGCTTCATGATTAGTTCAATTAATCGCGAGCTTTCCATGTTCTTTTTATCTATTAATTTATTCCAATCAACATCATCAGCGCAAAATGCCTCTATTAACTTATTATTATCTTCATTAGTTTTAATTAATGATTCCAACTCATCACACAATGCAATAATAACTTTCTTTTCTGGTTCTTTATTATCTGCAATCATGCCTTTGGTATAATCGATCAATACTTGAAGTTCATTTTTATTCATCTTTTATTTTCACTCCATTACAGATTAAGCTGTGTCTTATGGCTGTTGATAACGCTGAACGTAAGCATTGACACCCTTGATATTTAATTGCCGTATCTCTCGCAGTATTAACAAGCTCTCTTAGTTGGTGATGTTTAATTTCTGGCTCAGCACTTTCGCGTGATGCTTCCCACACCATCCACATGACAGGGATAATACCTTTCACCCAAGGATAATCACCTTTACTTATAAACTCTTCAAATTGCTGTCTTGATTTATCCATCACTCCACCTTTATTTGCTTTAATGCCTCACGAACAGCGTTTAATCTTGAATCGAGTCTCTTATATGCAATACTTCTTGCACCTAGTTGTTTTGGAGAAAGATAGCTAATTAAATACCCGTTATCATTTCTGATAATAAAATCAATTAATGAACCAGACATAGCAGACCAAAAAGAAGTCCAAGCCTCGTCCCATTCAGTTATAGTTAATCGACCGCGACCTTGATTATCATCTTCTAAATAGACTCTAATTGTGTCGTGATTTTTTACGTCTGTTATTACCAGCTTAGTAACTTGAGATTGTTCAACTTTCATATTCATTCCTCTGGTTGCACCCACCAATCACAAACATTAGCAATGAACTCGCCGATAAGTTGATCTTGCTCTTTCTCCGTAAGTTTGTTCCATTCGTCTTCTGTGATATCGAGTTCAGTTTTGCATTCAGACCCGATATTGTTAGTTGATGCGTGTAAATACATTTGCTTGCTCATATCTATCTCCTGTTTGCATCCTTGCACTGAGTAATGGTCATATCCTTTGGTTAAATCACATAAATAGCGTGGCGTGGGTAGGGGAGTCCGATAGGGGCAAAAGGTATAGGATCATCCCAATCTTGAGGAGGTTCACTTTGCGGTGTTTGTTGTTTAGGTTGTTGTTGCGGTGCTTTCGGTGCTTGCGGTTGCCCCCATCCTTGATTCTGCTGTGGTTTCTGGCTTCCTGCCTGATTACCACCGTTACCGCCCAACATCTGCATTGTGCCACCGACATTAACTACTACTTCCGTTGTGTATCGGTCTTGTCCGCTTTGGTCTTGCCATTTTCTGGTTTGCAGTGAGCCCTCGATATATACCTGACTTCCTTTTCTCAGATATTCACCTGCAATTTCTGCTAATTTGCCGAAGATGCACACTCGATGCCACTCGGTTTTTTCTTTCATTTCACCGCTTTGTTTATCACGCCACGATTCCGATGTGGCTAGTGTGAGATTTGCTACTGCGCCACCTGATGGCATATAGCGGATTTCAGGATCTTGCCCCAAGTGGCCAATGAGAATAACTTTGTTAACGCCTTTACTTGCCATATACACTCCATTGATTGCCAAATTGAATGCCTAACTTGTTTAATCCCTGATCCATCACCTCAATGAACTCAGGTACTAACTCGTCAAATTCTTTCATCATTTTTTCGTCACGCTCAACAGGGAAATATGCGATTTCTTTTCCTGCCGGCATTCGTGGGTCAAAATTTGCAAAATGCCAGATATCCTTACCTGTAACCCACATGGAATATTGAACTTGAGCCACATATTCCTTTTTCATTGCATCGATTCCATTCAATGCTAAGTCTATAAATACGTCCGTGTTATTAGGGCATTTAAGTTCTAATCCAGAGCCATCACTGCAAATGCCGTCTGGTGAGCAAGCCATCCGTAGTTGCTCATCTTTAAATATTATTGGCACTTCCTTTGCCGTTAATCCGGTGTAAAACTCGAATGTCATCCTTGCTTCTAATTCGTAGTTTTTACCCCATTCCAGCATCCTTGCTGATACTTCCTTGTAAACTCCCGTACAGACTTCACCAATAAGGGTGTTTAAATATGTTTTCTTTGTGTCTGTCCATTTTTTCCCTGACTTTGGCTTAGAGATAACCTTCCATGCCTCAGAGGCAGTGACTACTCCGAGCCTGATAGACATCCATTCTTCGCTTCCTTGCTCTACTTTGGTTAAATCGATGCCTGTTTTGCTTAGAATGATGTCATTACTAATCATTTTCCTTCTGCCTTTTTCCTTAGCATGTCGATAATGGTATTGGCTTCAAATGCGGTTAATTGCTCTGGATGGGATATTTGATGGTTGAATTTTTTACTAATGAATGTGAAGAATTTGTCGCTCCATTCGCCATTAACTTTAAGCATCAAGTCCGTGATAGCTTTTAGTTGATCCTCGCTTGCTGGCGTTATGTCCTTTGGTTCTTGTTGCTCGTTCCCAAAATCAATACCTTCTCCAGCCTCAGTATTAACATAGTCAATAGCCTTATCTAAACGTTCTCTTCGAGGCCAGTATTTGGCTGCTTGTTTCACTACTGTTTTTAGAATCATCTGCTCTTCGTCAGTTACCCAAGGACACGATTTTTTCTTTGATACCCAAGCTTTCCATGCTGTTGAGCGGTCACGTATTGCGTAAATATCAGCAATAGCCATTGTGTGAGTTAGATAGTCTCCATCTTCTGTCTTTACTACAGTGTAAGCCCCAACAATCTCACCTCTTTGCTCCTGAGTGGCAAAGGCGTTGTATTCGTGGCGAGGTGCGGTATCTATTGATGTAAGTTGGAAATTATCATTTTGTCGAACAATGCTTGATTGACACCACTTAATAGCCTGTGATTGTTGAGCAATATGCATCAAGCCCATGTAACTGATATCGAGACATACTTTCTTGTCTCTAGGAACTAGGTAAGCCAACTTTTGCGCTGGGTTTAAACTAATTCCGATAGCTGAGACATTCATGATCGCACTACGAACTGACACAAGATTATTAACTGCAACATTTGCCAGATAATCATTGTTAGAGAATATTTGCATGGCAAATTCAGATTCCCTTTTGAATGCAATGCTTGGCTCGCTACACACTTGTTCGAACTCATTTTTAAGAGGATTTACAACCTCATATATTTTTTGAACTGCATTTGTCACGACATCCTCCTACGTTCCTGATAGTTCTTTAACTCCTTGTAAAGACCATCAATTGTCATATCGAAAACGCTGTCACTCCATTGACTGGTAATATCCTTTGGTAATCCATCAACCACATTAAATGCGACATTACTTAATTCAGCGTCCTTTGCATCAATCCATGATGCTTCTTCTTGTTTGCGTTCTTCCCTTGCGTCAAGTTCATGGTAAGGATTCATCACGCCTCCTTAATAAACAGCACCCAATGCGTTTTATCGTTCTTGCCGACACGCTGGACTATTGTTGGCTTTTGGTCGGTTAGCGCTAAAACTTGCTTTGTAGGTATTTGCGTTTCATTCCACTTAAAAGCCAATGTTCCGTTTGGTTTGAGCACACGAAATGCTTCACTAAATCCTTTTGATAAATCGTCTTTCCATGATTCTTTATTTAATCGCCCGTACTTTTTAAACATCCATGCGTTGTGGCCAACTCTAATTAAATGAGGCGGGTCGAATATAACTTGATAAAACGAGCCGTCAGGGAAGGGGAGGTTTTTAAAATCAGCGATAATGTCTGGTGTGATATTTAACTTCCTGCCATCACATAAAATATGTTTCTCTGCGCGGATGTCGCTGTAAATTGCTCGGCTATCTTCCTTGTCAAACCAGAACATGCGACTACCACAGCACATATCTAGAATCTGAGTCACGCAACCCTCCTTAGCAGAGCCAGCTTAGAAATAGGTGCATCCTTGCTTGCTTCATTGACAATCCTGTCAATCTCTTCCTTGTCGAACTGCATAATCCATTGCAGGGCTTCCACGGGGTCAATTTCCGTTAATTTAGCCAGCTCAGCGAAACTTTCTGTCTCAATGCTAAGCTTGCTACTTTCGTCAAACTCCATGACTGTTTTATCGTCTACTACTCGAGTTCCGTTCGAGTAGCTGTATGAAATTTGCATAATCACCTCAACTTACAAATGCCGGTATTACGCCAACGGTTGTTACAATGACCACAGCTAAACTGAATAACCATGGGCTTGTACGTTTATTTTTACGTGCTTGAGGCGTAGTGATACGCACCGCCATGCAATCACGCATAGCGCTGTAATAGTTAGTTTTCATTGTTACCTCGCTAGGTGAGCGATAGGGTGGTTATCTGGTGTTGGTGCGGTAGGTTACTGATTTGCTGGTTCAGGCAAGTCTTGCCAGTGAGTTGCTGTTATCTCCTGTCCATATCTATTAAATCTATTTCCTTTTAATCTGCTCGCTTCAACAACATATCCATATATTGTTGTGATAAGGACTCGCTTACTAGCTAAAGGCAATTGTTCATCACAACGAATCCAACCGTTATTATCATTTGCCATTTCCTATTTTCCTTATGTGCGTATTCCTCACTATTAATAGCGATATGAATGATTAAGTGGTGGGTTACTGCTGACCGAGGGCATTTTCTCCTATATTTAATAATGATAACAGATAGTTATTTTTGATTGATCGTAATAAGACCCATGTAGCATTGCTCTATTGTATTATCATTAATTCCATTACAATGTGAGGCAATAAGAATGACTTCTTTATCTGAAATACAACGCAATATCTTGATAGCACTAAATAATCGCAATTATCCAATGAAACCAATAAGCAATAGTCAACTTACTGAATTAGAGATACGTATTGGTAAGGATACATTGGCATGTAATATCAATTATTTACAAGATCAAGGTTTAATTAAAGATGGTGCAATTCAGTTAAGCGGGACTGGTAAATTCGTATATATCCTGCCTAAGATGGCTCTCACTTCAAAAGGATTTGATTATATAAATGAGGATTCCATTGGCAATGAACTAAATTCAGTGACTATTAAAATCCATCAAGACACTATTAATAAACTAGAATCTATGATTCATGATGCTAGTATTTCTGATGCCGAAAAGACAACACTCATCCGCTATATAAAAGAAAAAGGTGTTGAGAGTGTTATCGGAAAATGTATTGACATTTTGATTTCTAATACCGGTTCTTTTACTAAATTGCTTTCTGATCTAGCTAAAAGCATTATGTAATGGTAAGCCCATTCGTGGGCTTTATCTCGCCGTAACCCCGAACTCACTGCTCGGCTGTTTTGTTTTAACTCCTGAAAATATTGCTACATTAGGTAAGCAACAGTTATCTCCACTTGGATAATGCTTTGTTGGTTTGAGAGATAGAACAGGGCGTTCTTTCTTCTCTTTCACTGAGTTAGCTTTAGCAATCTCTTCTTCTTTCAGTTTGTTAGCTCTGAAAGATGCATATCTAGCATATTGCCTAGCCTTGAATGAGTTACTGTTAACTTTCTTAACGCTAACTGGTGTTGGATTGCCTTTAAATTTCTTTGGTGGTTGATAGTAAATTTCCACATAACCTCCGTTATTCTTTTACTTACCATAGGCCACTCATTGAATGACCTATAATTAGTATTCTTGCGCTTACATACCTAACATCTGCCAGTGTTGCCTATTCCCATCTGTAATCACTCTCGTGCAGTAGTAACATTCTCACTAGCCAGATCGTGCCTAGTGATACGTCGCATTTTTGCGTAAGGGTCTAAACAGGGTAGGTATGCTGTTCCGACTTTCCAAATTATTAAAGAACATTAGGCTGTATTTCATGTTGCTTGCCTTTGATGAGTTATATTTAAAACTATAGTTGTTTTATTGTCAACAACCAAAGTTGTTTGTAGTTGTGTTTTTATATTGGTTTGGTTTTATTTGGTTGTTTTTGTTGGTAATTTATTTTCAAAAAAATCTCAGATTGGAATGTAGGTCACTTATTTGGAGGGGAGAGGGCACAAAAAAGCCCTCGCGTGGAGGGCTTCTTGTTGAGTGATTTTCTTCTAATAATTTCTAGGTTGAAAGTATGCAGATGGTGAGCATTTGAGATTAAACGAAGGAGTAGTTAATAGGCCCATAGAATTAAGCTCGTTAATCATCTTTACTTGTTTTTCATCTATCTCTTTGTTTCTCAAAGAAATAACATTTGAAAGTAGTTCGGTGTTAATCATTTTGTTCATGCTCTCCCTCCTTGTGATTATCTTCATCTGTAAATGGTGAAGACCCTATCACAACGATTTCTCGGTTAGACTTCATTCCAAATTCAATTAGTAAATTATGTATCAGATTAATATCATTTGATAGGTTTTCATTTTCTGAATAGTCTTCTATTTTTAACTTTAACACATTAACTATAGTGTTAATACCTATAGACCTACTATGAGAATGCCACCTTCTATTGTCTGATAATAGTACAGCAATTTCTTCTGCCCTAGTAGCTTTATCTAATTTTGTGACTTCTTCACCAGAAGTCTCCTTGCGTATCCAATCTTTAAACTTGTAGTCAACTAACCATTTCTTTAGCAGTTCTTTTGAAAGCTCTCTAGCCTCTTCATATCTCCTTAGTTCAGCTAAATCAAGTCTATTTAGCATCATAAGCTCAGCTTGAGTAACAGCTCCTTCTTGAGATTTATTTAATATTTCTTCTACTTTATCTAAATAACCTAATGCTGGAACCCATTTGTTTTCCGAGTTCAGAACTTGAGGGTCAATAGGGCCAAGTGATGATGCGTAGTCCATATATATCTTATCGCCTGACATGCACCAGATAGTTCCTGCAGACATAGCAAAATCAGGAATAATAAAATAAACTTCATCGTAAAAGTTTCTAGTTATTTCAACTAGCTTTTCTACTGATTCAACACTTCCGCCTGTTGTGTGGAGCATGATAACTAGTTTTTTCGTTTCACGCGTTTTTGCTACTTTACCCAATTTAGATATAGTTGGTTGGAATACATGTTTAGACCAAAAAGTTATACCGCCATAATATGAAACTATATCTGAATCTGGGAAGTATGCTTTTCTGAAGCTATCAAGCATGAAGCTAGTATAATTTTCCAGTGCTCCATCTAAATTTTGCATGCTAATTCCTTTAATAGTAAATTGTATTAATGATCAAAATAGCGTCAACCAAATTTCAGTTTCACTGTTGTTCTGTCAACCACACCCTAAAACGTGTCGTCAGGCCATTGTGTTAGCCGTGGAATTTATAAGTAATAGACTGGCTAACTAGCACCTTAGCGCATATATAAAGCCCATTAATAGCATCTTCGTCCAGATACCAAGTTTCATATCTAGGATTGTCAGATATAACTGCTAGGCGCTTATACTGTTTCTGCAATCGCTTTATGTAGAGCTGATTATCCAATACGAACACATAAATCCCGTCACCATCAAAAAAGTTTGTGGTTATATCTACGAATATCTGATCTCTAGGTTCGAACGTTTCTGCCATAGAGTCACCTTTTACAGTGATCATCTTTATCGTATTTGAAGGTCTTCCACCGAATAATCTTTTTGCTTCATCCGCTGAATACTCAATAGCCGTGATAGTCTCGATAAAATCATCGATAACCATCACGCCAGCACCTGCACTCGCTTCTACGTCTAGTATTTCAACCTTATAAGCATTACTAATACCACCCCCTTCATCCGAGTGCGTACCAGTACTTATGTTGCTGACTTCCGAACTATGGATAACAGGAATAGTTGGCTCTTCGCCATTACCAGACGACAACCATTCAGGAGAGACCCTCAGAACTTTAGCTATTTCTATTAATTTTGTTGAATTTTGGGCATTTCCAACCTCAATCTTTTGAATTGCAGCCTGTGATATACCAACAGCCTCGCCTAGTTCTTTTTGAGATAAGCCCGACAATTTACGAGCTTTTTTTAATCGTTGTGCAAGAGTAGTTTTCATAGTCTTAAATATACAACCGCAGTTGTTGGCATTCAAACAAATATAGTTGTTGATTAAAAACAACTAAGGTTTTATTATATGTAAAATAAACAACGGAGGTTTTTATGAACGAAGCAATTAAAACCGCCATTGATATTGTAGGGACACAAAAAAAACTAGGTGAAGCATGTGGCATAACACAGCAAGCAGTTTTTAAGTGGCTACATAACAAGGCAAAAGTATCACCTGAGCATATCCCATTAATTGTTAAAGCTACAAACGGTCAAGTTAAAGGAAAAGATATTCGCCCTGACTTACCGCACTTATGGGATTTGGGTAATAAATACTGGTAACACAATCGCTCTTTAAAAATTCATGCAGTGCCTTTTGACTTCAATCGGCAAATTATTATCAACAATCCGCTCATATGGAATGAGCCACGGATCATTACTGCTGTTCTCTAACGAGAAGTAATTTAATAAGGAAATTAAACCATGGAATACACAAATACACGCAAACAATTTAATAAATTCATTTCAAATCACTTGATGGCTTCGGCATTACAGGCATTGAGAAATAAAACTCAGTCAGTGGTCGCTAAAACATTAGGTGTTCATGACTCAACCATTCTACGCAGAACTGAAAAATATCCTGAGATATGCGAGACATTAGTTGCATCAGGGATAGTCGATTTTGTGATGGAAGGAGAGAGGAAAATATCAGAGGAAGAATACCGCTTTTTATGGAAACAAATAGGTGAACTGTCACAGATGAGAACAAAAGAAAACGCCCCGATTGTTGGAGCAACCGAGGCGCATTAATAAATGGACTTAACCATTTAACTTAACAAATACACTGTATCAATAACCAGTATTAAAGGGAAGCTGATTTTGAGCTTTCCTTTTGCTGATACAGCTAATTAATGGAGTAATTATGACATTTTTTGAACGTTGGTTACAAGAGATACCAACAAGGGAAGTTATGGATTTCCCTGAACACTATAAGCCAAATGGGTGGATTTATATTTTAAGCAATAAATCTATGCCAAACCTATTTAAGGTTGGATTAACAACAACAAGCCCAAAAATGAGGGCTAGAGAATTGTCTTCATCTTCGGGTGTTCCTGAAAAATTTGAAATTGAACGAGTGTTTATATCTGAATCACCATCAGATCATGAGAGGTTAATTCACAAGGAACTGGGGCGGTATCGAGTTAACGACGGAAGGGAATTCTTTAAATGCCCAATCAGTAAAATAATTTCTGTATGTGAAAGAATTATTCCAGATGGAAATGCAAAAATAGTCAATGATCTTTCTGATAAATATAACTTCATTTCTTTTGAGTCTCTTGGTGATCCATCTCCAAGTGAGATCATACAAACATTTGGCATTAATCATTTCGGTGATGATAAATCGACCCTAATAAGACTAGCAATGTTTGGGGCTGAATTTGTTAGGCATCTAACAAGAAATGGTGGTGCTGTTGTGCTTGATGATCACAAATTCAATATATTGTTACCGGAGGGAACCGATGAAATCTAACTTGAAACATGTTGATTTTGTTAACAAGACTATTATCCCTGATAAGTCGGAGGGCAATGTGGCTAGCCTTGATGAAGGTTATTTTCGTCTAGCTACAAGCATAGGAAATTTAAAGCCTAAATTAAAAATGTCTGGACATGAGCACCAAGTGTTTGATGCTGTAATTATGTGTACGTTCGGATGGAATAAATCAGAAGATAAGGTAACGAACACATACCTAGCAGAAATGACAGAGCTTGATGATTCAGATATCAACAAGGCGCTAAATAAGCTAGCCAATAGACGAATAATAAATTTAAAAAAATCAGGAGGTTTTAAAATTGTTAGCGTCAATAAAAACCTCAATGATTGGGTTCTAAATAGACAAAAAACATCAACTACTAAAACACCCAAAAAGTCGGGTAAAACCACCCATAATGTTGGGTGTTTTGACACTTTAAGTTTGGAGATATCACCCAACACCAAAGACAGTCTTACCAAAGATAATAATATTAATAACCCTTCGTCCGAGAATTCTAACGAATCCTCTGACAGACCATCTGAAAAAGTTTTAACTGTTAAACCTGATGCGGTTGTTAGCTCACCCAAAGGTAACAAGTGGGGAAATGCTGATGACCTGAAAGCTGCTCAATGGATTTACTCGCAAGTCCTGATAGTTAGTCCATCGACTAAAGAGCCTAACTGGTCAACATGGGCTAACGATATTCGACTGATGAGACAACTAGACGGACATACCCACCAAGATATTTGCAGAATGTTTAAATGGGCTAATCGTGACTCGTTCTGGTGTAGCAACGTGTTATCTCCCTCAAAGTTACGTGAGAAATGGGACACATTGACCATACAGAGCCAACAATCCAATCGAGGTAAGCGACAGGTTGATCCTGAACCAGCACAGAGCTGGAATACTCGTGAAGCATGGGAGAATGATTTTATATGAAGACTAATCTGGCTACTGCAATCGCTAATCGTGATGCAGGCGCATTGGCTAGAATGGCTCAGAGTAGCACCCCGCAAAAAGTTGTAAATAATCATGCTGAGCAACTAGTTGATGTATTATTCCGAAATCTGAAACAAATATTTCCAGCCTCAGTAAACACCATTTTCAAAAACGAGTCAGAGGAACTTACTGCAAAGCGACAATGGATCGCCGCCTTTGCTGAAAATGGAATTACTACCAGAGAGCAACTTCAAAACGGTATGCGACATGCTAGAGCAAGTGATAACCCTTTCTGGCCTGCTGTTGGTCAATTTATCAAGTGGTGCAAGGAAGAAGATTATGTTGCTCTTGGCTTGCCTGACGAGGAACAACTTTACGAACTCTATCGAGAATACTGCAAAATGCGTGGCTGGCGTGAAATGAAATGGCCCTCAAACGCTTGCTACTGGATGGTTACCAAAATTTACTCTGAGATGCGAAGTAAAAGCCTAACGGATAGTGAGGTTAAGAAGCTTTGTGCCAAAGAGTTAAGAACCATGACTGCAAGAATCAAATCAGGTGAAACTATTCCAGCGCCAGTGCTTCAAGTCGAGCACAAGATCACACCAACAAGTCGTAATAAATCACTATCAATAATCGCCAATTTGAAGCAAAAGCACGGCTTCAGATAGCCAAAAGGAATTTAAAAATGAGCAAATACAGATTTGGTAAGCCTTACGTTAGACGTTTACGTCATGACGATATCCCTGAATCAGAACAATCTAAGTGGGCTATTAGCTATATAAATCACCCACAGCATCACTTATCAACCACTAAAGCGTATGCAGTTTGCATGCATGGATTTAAAGGTGTTTTTCAGGTGTGCCTATGCAAGAGATCACTAATGAAGTTAGTAAAAATGACGCAGAGTGAAGCTTAACACGCAAGAGGATTTTTAGATGAACTTATTAAAAAGCACCGTCACCAAGGTTTTAGGTGATCCGGTTCGTCACACTTACAAATCAGATGATGGAACAGAAAATGAATATTACCTAACGCCAGTCGAGTGTGATTGCTGGGGTAATATTTCTAACACGAAAGTGATGACAAATACTCTTGAGCAAGCCAAGGCAATTAAAGTCGGCTATGAGTGGGAATCGTGAGGGGTGAGTGATGAAAACCAAGCAAACCAAGATGAAGTTAACCCGATATGAACTTGAAGACGATTACAAACTAAAGCGATTTAAAGTTTCCCATAACAATGGACATACAACTGTAGAGCAAGATTTAACGGTCAGGGTCGATGAGTTCGGGCGAATTGATATTGATACCAGCACTGATGGACTTCCAACTTTCGAAAATGAACTAGACGCAATACTGAAATATGCAGACTGGCTAGAACGCATGGGAATAGCAATACGCAGAGAAGCTAAGCGGGCAATTAAGCGAGGTGTTGAGTGATGAAAGGAACAGAATTTAAAAAGTTGATGTGGCTCTACGCTGATGAGGCAATGATACGCAAGCGTAGATATGTGAGAGGCGGAAAAAAGACAGCGGATCGCAATCGAAAAATGCACAAACCATATCGTTGTGAAAAGGTTATGAATCGCCTTTTAAGAATTGATTCTGATGCGTTTGTTAAAAGACTAAACCGAAAGGAGGCATCTAATGCAGGGAGCTAATTTAACAGAAATGAAAATTAACATACCAGCCGAACTTAGTGAAAATACAGCAGATCTTGTTGTTAAATTTGCTGAAGCGATGGCAGAAAAATTACATAAGTCTGAGAAAAAATACGGGTATTCAGACGAATGGATGGCTAATAGCTGGGGATTGGATTGTAAGAATCAATTCATGCGACACATACAGAAAGGCGATCCTGTTGATGTGGCTAATTATTGCGCGTTTATGTTTTATCACGGCTGGTCAACTATGCTCCCACCAATGCCAGAGGGTGAATGATGGACGATCGCAGATTAAAACTAGAAGCCGTAGCAATTTGGCAAGAGCTAATTTTACAAGCTAAGCGAAAATACCAATGGTGGGAGTTGTAGCAGCATGGAACAGGAGAGCTAACAGTGAGTGATGAAACATACAAATGGATAGTAGCCACGTTATCAATGATGGGCTACGTGTGGATTGTTACACAAGCGTTTTGCTGGTTCGCAAGTTTGATATTCAGAAAGCTTTTCAAGCGTAAGTCAAAAGAACGAAAGAAGGCTGCAATAGCTGAATTTTATGAGGCTTATGAGCTTGATAAAATAAATGAAAGTCAAATGGTAAGAGTCACAACAAAACACGGACTTGTTATTGTAATTTATCGAGAGCCAAAAGGTGACGATGAATAGGAGGCTAACTTGGAAGCGGATTTTCTCTTCCACGAATCAACCAAAAATACCGCATGGCAACACCTCAAAGAAGTTCTAGCAACAAACCAACCACACCGAATCATTATCAAGCCTTGGAAAAACAAGCGTTCGCTATCTCAGAATTCCACTTTTCATTTGTGGTGCGCAGAGATAAGCAAATACCTATGTAAGAACAATGCCAATTACACACCAGAAACCGTCAAGGAAATGCTTAAGCATACATTCCTAGGTTATGAGGTAGTTGATATGGTTGACGTTACTACACAGCTTACAGAGCGCGTAAGGACACTTCGAAAAACATCAAAGCTTGATACCGGTGAAATGTTTCACTTCATGGAGCAGGTAGAACGATGGGCGGTAGGTATAGGTTGTTTCGTGACGATACCTGATAACTCTGAATACATGAAATTGAAAAGGAAACAAAATGAGTAAATACGACAGACCATGCAAAGGCGTGACAATCGACGTGTATGACGTTTTAAAAGCATTTGAAGTAACTAACCCAGCATTGCAGCATTTAATTAAAAAGGATCTCTGCGCTGGGTTGAGAGGACATAAAGACAAAGAACAAGATTTATGTGAAGTGCTGGCATCGGCAAAACGGGCTATTGAGTTGGAGGCTGAGAAATGACCGAAGAACAATACAGGACTTATGCGCAAGTGATAGTTGTTGGCCGTGAATTCATCTCATTTAATCACAACACCATTTCATCGGTAACAGGATTAACACCCGCAAGAGCTGGAACTATTCTGAGAAAGTTGCTTGCATTTAAGTGTGTAGAGCATGTTGAAACAAAGAGCCGTAAACGCACTCGCCCAATTAATAACTATGCGGTAACAGACGATGCGATTACTCGCTTAAGAAATCAGTTTGAAAAAGAACGACTGGCTAATCTTCCACTTTTCCCAAAAGCGAAGAAAGTTGAAGCAAAGAAACCTAGAAAAGTACTGGATGATTTTATGTGTGGGTTGTCATTTGTCGATAAAGCCAACGTCTCAGGTATGGGTGATCCGATGTTGATGAAAATAGACTCGTTACTCAAAGGAGTTCGCAATGAACTGCGTGTCATGCAATAGACAGCTAACAGATGATGAAATTTATGTGTGTAGCAAGTGTGCTGATGAATACGCTCATTTGGAAGTGATGGATAAAATCAAAGGAGAGGGAGATGCCGAGGTATCGAAGAAAGTATAAACACAAACATAAATATCCAAAGAAACCACAAAAGGAGTTTGAACCAATGCTTAATGCCAATTTATTACGCTATGGAAAATTTGTCGCAATATGGTTTATCGCCATGTTAATTCTTGGAGTTGTTTTGGGGTGATGTATGGCTAAGGCTAAAAGGCCGAAGCTCAAAACCTGTAAAGTCTGCAACAAAGAATTCACTCCCTACCTATCTACCCAAAAAGTTTGCTCCACATCTTGTGCAATAAAATTCGCCTCAAATAAAATTAAACGGACCGAAGAAAAGGACCGTAAAAAACGTTTATCTGAGGAAAGGAAGTTATTGCGGATCCGAAAGGAAAAGTTAAAGACAAAATCAGACTGGAACAAAGAGGCCCAAGCGGCAGTAAATAAATACATCTTTTGGCGAGACTACGGTCAGCCATGCATCGCTTGCGGTCGGCCCTTAAATTATGGAGTGAGAGGTGGGTCCGTAGATGCTAGTCATTACAGGTCAAGGGGTTCGGCAAGTCATTTAAGATTTAATTTACTCAATATTCACGCTGGCTGTGTTCACTGCAATAGGGACCTGTCAGGAAATCTCATTCCATATCGCATTAATCTCATCAATAAAATCGGCGAAGAGCGAGTAACTCGTTTGGAGCACGATAACACGGTCCGTAAATTCGACATCGAATATCTCAAGCGAATGAAATCCATATTCACTCGTAGGGCCCGTTGGTATGAGAAAAGGCGAAAGGATCAATATTCGGAGGTGGCTTAATGTTTACTGACTTAATCGCAGCTATTGAAGAATGCAGGTTTAGAGCATTAACAGAGCGCACAGGGAATAAGCCTAAGCGTTACTTATCTATAGTTCAGAAAAAGCATGGCTTCATGGAAGTTGTAGAAACGGGATGGGCTAGAAGAGCAAACCTACCGATCATGTATTCAGTAGGTTGCGATAGATATCACACAGTATTACCGGAGGCGAGATGAGCTATATCGGAGAGAAAGAATTAACAGATGAGCAGTTTCGCTGGCTTGATGGTTGGTTAAATCTGTGGGGGGCATGGGTATATTCTGGTCGTATCGATATTCGCATGATCAACATGATTTATAAATTCATGCAAACAGTAGAACCAAGTAAAAACCCATCAAGACCTATGTGCAATGACGATGAAGGAATGTTGATTTCTCAGGTCGTAGATTCAGTCATCGCCACTGACACACAAGCCTATGGAATATTACTAAGTTATTACGCTCATGGTTCATCTAAGCTGTCGATTGCATCTTACTATCACCGAGTTGCAAAACCACGCAAAATGCAAACGAGAGGGGGGAATAAATACGCCAAGCCATCTCATAGAACTTGCAGGAGAGAAGTTGACGAAAAACTCAAAGCTGCTCAGTGGTTATTGTACGAACCTCTGCGAAATGCAATGAATAATCGTAAACGTGTAGCTAAAGTAAAGAAAATAGCTGAACTTTGCTATTGACATTAATGGACAAATGGACAACAATTATAGGGTAAGTTGCTTTACGTGACTCTTAAGTTTGCTTACCTCATTCAAGACCTCGCTTCGGCGGGGTTTAAAGTTTACGAGACTTGAGGTTTGTGTTTATTCCTCCAGTATCGTTATAGTTGTCTTAAGCAAGTACGGTCGCGGGGTATTGACATCTCCGATCTGAGTGTTATCCCCTGCAAGGGATTATGCTTAATGAAAGCCTCACTTCGGTGGGGTTTTTTGTTACCGAAACAGTGCCCCTCACAGTCCCTACGCAGAACGGAGAAATCTGGTTTGCGATACACTTGGGGCTTTCGATGCTGAAGACCACGTCACCCGCTCGCAGGCAATAGTTACTACCTGTCTAGTGGCTTGGTGTGGCAACCAAATTTAGGCAAAAGAAAATCCGCAACACCACATTACAGTTGATCTTTTGACTAAATGCACTCTTCATTCTGGAGAGTTGTGTGATTAGGGACACCAGATGATGTTTTGGTCGACGGATATCTGGTGCCCCTTTCTATTTTAATTCCCCCGAATTCGAGGGAATAAGTTATTGATATTGTTCCGATGCCGGAATTCCGATATCGCTAATTAAACCTGTAATGGTTGCTTACAAATCCAACTCTCCGGAAATTCCGGATAGTTCACATATTCGGTTATTCCGAACAACTGAATTCCTTGCTATAAGGTTATGGTAGCGCGTAACAGTCTGGCTGAACTAAACCAGCCATCTATTTCAATAAGTCGTCTAATGCGACTTTTTTCGTATATGCCGACCACAGAATCAATCACACATTAATCACTTCACACACGAGCTGTGAGTCGGCGTTCTATTAACTAATTCCTCCAAATAAGGGGGTGAGTATGAATCATATGAAAGAAACCCCTGAATTTTGGGATCAAGTATTCCAAGTTATCGCCGCTCATAAGGAGCAAGGTATTAGCGCAGCACTGGCAACCGGTATGGCTATTCTACGTGGTAAATACAACGGTGGTGGCTGGAGGAAAACGTTATTTGATGGTGCCATGTGTGCGTTGTTTGCATGGTTTGTAAAAGACCTCTTAACGCTACTTGGCCTTAATCATGAATTGGCATATCTGGCTAGTGTATTCATTGGGTATGTCGGTGTAGATGGATTAAGTAAACTCATTAAGGGTAAGGCAGGGCTGAAAAGTGAGTAAGTTTAGATTAAGCAAACGTAGCGAAGAAAACCTCCGTGGCGTTCATCCTGATTTGGTTAAGGTAGTGCATCGAGCATTAGAAATTACCGATATTGATTTTATGGTGATTGAAGGTAAGCGCAATGAAGCCCGTCAACGACAATTAGTTGCAAGTGGCAAAAGCCAAACGATGAATAGTCGTCACTTAACTGGTCACGCTGTTGATTGTGCTCCACTAGTAAATAATCAGATCCCTTGGAACGACTGGTCATACTTTAAAAAAGTAGCTGATGCCATGATAAAATCGGCGAAAGAGCTAGGTGTTGATATCGAATGGGGCGGTAACTGGAAAACATTTAAAGATGGTCCTCATTTCCAATTAACCCATAAGACATATCCAGCATGAATACGCTAACTAAGGTATTAGCTGGATCACTGGCAATATCTGCATTCTGGCTATGGTGGGTAATAGATGATTACGACAAGCTGAGCAAAGATTACAACACAGCAACCAATCAGTTATCACAACAAATCAACATCAACAAAGACTATCAAGCCCGTATCACTCGATTAAATCAACTCGATATTAAATACACTCAGGAGTTAGCCAGTGCAAAGAATGAAATTGACACTCTTCGTGATGCTGTTAACTCTGGTTCTAAGCGGGTGTACGTCAAAGCAGAGTGTCCAGCAGTCACCAAGAATCCAACCGAAAGCGGAAGCAATGAAGCCACCGCACGACTTAACAAAACAGTTGAACAAGATTATCTACGTCTCAGAGAAATGATAGTCGAGAACGAACAGCAAACTTTGTATTTGCAGAATTATATTAAAACGGAGTGTTTACGATGAGGGCTAGACTACTAGCAATTCTTATTGATGTGGTGGTTGCTGCATCACTATATTTTGGGTTGACTCTGAACAATGAAGGGCTAACTAATATCGGGTATTTCACAGGTTGGCTATTTGCTGTCATGGGGATATTACTTATCTTCGTTGATAAAGAGAAATTCGCAAAAAACCACAAACACCAGTCTATAGCGTGGCGAACTTATGATGTATTAACCGATGTGGCTTATGTAACTTTTGCTGCATATTCTGGCTGGTTCGTGCTTGCTACATTCTTTGCTATTGCTTCGATAATCAAAGCTGCAATAAAGAGTGACGCTGAAAAATCTTTACTAAAGGCCAAACAGGAAAGCAATACGGGAAATTGAACAACAACGATCCTCGCAATAGCGGGGATTTTTAATGGAGAAATATCATGGCAGTAGAAGGTTCAGATAATCCAGTTAAATTCCGTGAAGAATTGGATAAAAGCATTCCAAAAGAATAAAAAAAGCCCAGCATGGGGGCTGGGCAAACTAACAAGATATTAATCAAAGTGTAGCGATAGCTACTTAGTATAGCTTAAGTAAATATATATATCAGCAATTAGATAAGTCGTTTATCCATTAAGGAGAGTGATCATATCTTGACTGCTAGGAACAGACTAGAAGTGGCTTAGCAGTGTATCGCTAAGCTGCGAACTCTACGCATTTCACTCTGTGCATAGCACGCACATCTAAAACACCAAGAGTCTACAGAAAGTGAGCCTGAGAACTGCCGTTATAGCTGGCAAGCTCTCTTGGGGCGGCTTTTCTGTGCTACAGGCTCTCTTTCTATAGGAAATATGCAATGATTAAAATCGTACCTATGAAGTATGACGAAACTCTGATCCCGTTTAATGGGGATTGCTGGGTTAATGCCACTGTGGCAGCAAAGATATTTGATAAGCGAACTCTTGATTGGCTAAGGCTAGATTCAACAAAAGAGTACGCAAAAGAAATAGGGCAAGAACTTGATATCGAAGCTATAAATTCTAAAGGTGAGATTTCTCACCTTTTGGTCAAAGTAGAGAAAGGCAGATATGGTGGTACTTGGATCCATCCTGAATTAGTGATTGAGTTTGCTAGATGGTTATCCCCTAAATTTGCCCGTGCTTGCGACAGGCACATTAAAAACATGTTGATGTCACAGAATATGACATTAACTGAAGATCAAGTAATTGGGCTACTGACATACAAAGAAGCTACTGAGTGGGAAAAGAGATTTCAAGAACCCTATTATAGAGCGCTATCAAAGATGTCAGGGACTCCTTATTTTGGTCATGTTGGCGGTTGTCCGTTATTGTTCGCTGGCATCACGGCTAAATGGGTTTATGGCGTTGCATTACCTGATTATGTCTATGAGTCAGTCAAAGAAAATAAAGGCGACAGAGAAAAAATCCACCAATACCTAAAAGGTGATGCTCTACTTGCGGTAGAAAAGCAAATGGTTGCAGTGACAAACATTGCTAATAGTTCTGTTGACTACAAAGACTTTGATGCTCGATGCATGGCAGCTTTCAATGTTAAGGGACAAATGCAAATGCTTTATCCATCGAGCAATCAACCATCACACTCTGCAACATTACAATAGGTCCTAGTGGCCTTTTTATTGGGTGGGATATGAAAAATAATGACAACTTAGAAAACGATACCGATATCGCTATTGGATTGATTCCAGTATCTGATAATGGTCGTATTACCGCTTTCACATCAGATGGAAAGCCTATCCGAGGATTAGTCTGTTGTAATGTCGATAGTGATCATGGTGATTTAGTAAGAATGACATTAACAGTGGAAGTCACCAATCGAGATGGGAAGCTTGCAATATGTAACTTCAAAAAAGATGAAATTGAAGAAATAAGAGCAAACTTCTTAATGAAATAAACACCTGCATTCACTTTTCGCTTATTAGATAAGGTGGCGATTATGAGCAAAACAAGAACATTTTATTGCAAAGTTACATTACGCCGTTACATGAAGCCAATGTTAATCATCGCTGCGTTAACTAATTGGCGATGGCTTACGGATTTGTGCTTTAAGGTTGAGGCTGTACCTCAAGGGAAAGAAGTGGAGTTGAGTAGTGAATAAATATCACGTAATAGCAACTAAGAAAGACGGAACCACATACGAAGGTGTGATGACCACTAAAGAGCCTCGTGTGACTAATGGGTTAATCGGTATCGCATCACTCGATGGCTCATGGGTATACATATCACCTGATGAGATTAGTGATATTAAATATGTGCCAGTGGTTGAACAGTAAATATTAAGGAAAGGGTATGGGACAACAATCTAAACAGGTTGGTTGCCCTAGCAAGCTGACTAATGAGCTAATCGCTAAGGCAAAGGAATACCTGTACGGCGGTTACAAAGAAAATGAAGGTCAGGTTATACCTAGTATTGCAGGTTTGGCGTGTTATTTGGGAATAGCTCGCTCAACTGTTTATGAGTACGGAAAGCAAGATAGTGATCTAGGTCGTGAGTTTTCGGACACGTTAGACGGAATTATGGCATTTCAGGAAATGAAACTAATTAATAGCGGATTGGCTGGCGACTTTAACGCAACAATCACAAAGCTAATGCTGGCTAATCACGGATACTCTGAAAAGCAAGAGGTAGATCATCAGTCATCTGATGGGTCAATGTCACAGAAGCCAACAGTGATTAGGCTGGTAGGAGTATCACCTGATGGAGCAGACAGTTGATTTACCAATTCCTGCCAAGTTAGTTCCGGTGTTCGCAAAAGAAGGCGTTCGATATCGCGGTGCTTTTGGTGGTCGTGGTAGCGCAAAGACTCGCACATTCGCAATGATGAGTGCAGTAAAAGCATATCAGGCAGCAGAACAAGGCATTAGCGGAGTCATTCTTTGTGGTCGTGAGTTTATGAACTCACTCGAAGAATCATCAATGGAAGAGGTAAAACAGGCGATACGGTCTATTCCTTGGTTGAATGATTACTTTGATATTGGTGAAAAATATATCCGCACTAAATGCAAGAGGGTTAATTACGTATTCTGCGGGCTAAGACATAACTTAGATAGCATTAAATCCAAAGCAAGAATACTGCTAGCTTGGGTGGATGAAGCAGAGTCAGTATCAGATTTGGCGTGGAAAAAGCTAAGACCAACAGTCCGTGAGTCTGGTTCTGAAATATGGGTGACATGGAACCCTGAGAAGGACGGCAGTGCCACTGATAAACGTTTCAGAAAAACACCTCCAAAAAATTCAATCATCGTTGAAATGAACTACAACGATAACCCGTGGTTCCCTGATGTTCTGGAAGAAGAAAGGCTTGATGATCTTAACAGTCTTGAATATTCCGACTATGCGTGGATATGGGAAGGGGCTTATCTTGAAAACTCCGATAAGCAGGTATTGGCGAATAAATACGTTGTTCAATCGTTCCCTGACAATCTGTGGCAAAAAGCAGACAGGTTACTATTCGGTGCAGACTTCGGGTTTGCAAAAGACCCTAACACGCTATTGCGCCAATTCATTCTAAACGACTGCCTGTACATCGAGTACGAGGCATACGGAATAGGTGTTGAGCTTGACCACATGCCAGCGTTTTACGACAAGATACCTGAATCTCGCAAGTGGCCAATTAAAGCAGACTCAGCACGACCTGAAACAATCAGCTATTTAAAACGCCAAGGTTTCAATATCTCTGCCGCTAAAAAATGGCAGGGTAGCGTAGAAGATGGCATTACACATCTACGCGGATTCAAGCAAATAATCATTCATCCTCGCTGTAAAGAAACAGCAAAAGAAGCCCGTCTTTACTCGTATAAAACAGACCGGATCACAGGTGAGGTTCTTCCCATTATTGAGGATAAGAACAACCACTGCTGGGATGCGGTTAGATATGGTCTTGATGGGTATATCACACAAAAATCAAATGCAGGCCTATTGGTTCCAAAACGATTACTGAGGCGATAATGCAAGAAAACATGAAACTAGCCGTCAATCACATGGTGAGTGACGCGATAGCTCGTGCCCGTATGGCTTTGGTTAATCCAACCATGGGGCTTGATGCAAAGCGCTCATCTGCTTGGTGCGAGTACGGATTCAAACAAGATTTAACCTTTGAGGATTTATATAAACTATTTCGCCGTGGTGGGATTGCCTTTGGTGGGGTAACAAAACTCGTAGGTAATTGCTGGAAAACATCACCTCAAGTGATTGAGGGTGATAAAGCAGATAAATACAAGAAAGAAACCACTTGGGAGGCTTCATTTAAAAAGTACGTGAATAAACGTATTTGGAAAGCGTTCAAAGAAGCAGATCAGAAGCGTCTTGTTGGTCGCTATGCGGGTTTAATTCTTCATATCAATGATAGTGGAAAGTGGCATGAGCCTGTAACGAAGTCAAAGTTACTTAAAAAAGCAACGCCAGCTTGGGCAAATGCAATTAAGCCTACTGATTGGGTGACTGACATTAACTCTCCTAACTACGGTCAACCAAGCATGTGGCAGTACACGGAGACGCTACCAAATGGCTGGACTAGAAATATCAATATTCATCCGAATAGGATTTTCATTCTAGGTGATTATTCAGTTGACGCTATCGGATTTCTTGAGCCTGCCTATAACGCATTTGTAAGTCTTGAAAAGGTTGAGGGTGGTTCTGGTGAATCATTCCTTAAAAACGCAGCAAGACAACTCTCAGTCAACTTCGATAAAGAAGCCAAGCTTGATGAGTTAGCAAGAGCTTACGGTGTTGAGATGTCAGAGCTACAAGAGATATATAACGATGTTGCCAGAGAGATTAACATCGGTAATGACGCCGTAATGATAACTCAGGGGGCTAATGTCAATCCTTTAGTTACTGCCGTATCTGATCCGACACCAACTTACAACGTCAATCTTCAAACCGCATCAGCCGCAATGGATATTCCATCAAAAATACTTGTCGGCATGCAGACTGGTGAAAGAGCCAGTACCGAAGATCAGAAGTATTTCAATGCACGATGCCAATCACGCAGAGAAAGCGAACTCTCATTTGAGATAGAGGACTTCATAGACCACCTAATTAATATCAAGGTACTAGATCCTATCGGTGAGAAAACAGTTATTTGGGATGATTTAAACGAGCAATCAGCTATTGAAAAGCTTGATAGCGCTGAGAAGATGAGCCGAATTAATCAAACTGCTCTCGCTACTGGTGAGCCGGTGTTTAGTGTCGAAGAAATTAGGGAGGCGGCTGGCTATGAAAATGACAGCGAAGAGCCATTAGGTGAAACTGATGAAGATACAGAAGATAAGGACGGCGATAAGACCCGGAACGAAAGCTGATCCAACATCAGTCGATAAACTAGAACGTGGCGCAATGAGAGAGTTTGCGAAACGCATTAGAAGAATATCAAAAGGCTATATTCAACTTCTTAATAGAATCCCCTCTGAGCCAGTCGTCAATAGAAAATACCAATTCGATTTAGACCCTAACTATCTATCAATACTGTTAAGAGATGGTGAGCTAATGGTTGATGAGGTGCTTTTGAATGGTGGCGAGTTTGGTAACTTTCTTTTCCTTGAGTATGTGATCACAGCATACGAAAGAGGAACAGCACAGCAGTACGCAAACCTATCACAGCAATCGACCGTTTACGCAGCTACTCAGCAAAGCATAGCAACGATACTGATGAGTGAACCATATCAACTAAGAATGGCTCTAGTTCGTGCTCGTGTGTTCGAAGAGATGAAAGGGCTGTCTGGTCAGATTAAGGCTGACATGGCTCGCATTCTTACAGATGGTATCGCGAGAGGTTTAAATCCTCGTGAAGTAGCGAGAAACCTAACTAATCAAGCCGGCATTGAAACTCGACGAGCTAATCGGATAGCAAGAACAGAGATAACAAGCGCATTACGTAGAGCTCGATTAGATGAAGCTGACGAAGCCAAGGAAATTCTTAACCTTGAAACTCGCGAAATTCATATATCTGCACTAAGCCCAACGACAAGAGCTAATCATGCCGCTAGGCACGGGAAGATGTTTACGTCTGATGAGCAACGTGATTGGTGGGCTCGTGATGCTAATTCAATTAACTGTAAATGCTCAACTGTAACCATTCTTGTTGATAAAGATGGCAAGCCTTACAACAAGACTCTCATCAATAAACTGTTAGAGGAAAAAGAAGCCATGAAAGAACGTGGTTATCAATGGGCGGAGGAATAACTGATGCCAATTCAAGTAAACGTCACGACAAAAGTTAATAGCGCCTCTATTCGGCGTGAAACATACAACGGTCGTGAGCACATTATTATCCCAAGTTACACGCTCCCAGCAAACGTCATTATGAATGGTGGATTATATCCAGCAAGTGAGATTGACGCCCATTACCGAGAGTTAGAAGGCACTCCTGCGCCATTAGGCCACCCTACGCTTGATGGTCAGTTTGTATCAGCGCTTTCTTTCGAGGGTCTTAATGTTGGGTATATCGGCGCAGCAAACAGAAATGTTTCCAAGGTCGGTAATCGCATCTATTTAGAAAAGTGGATAGATGTAGATAAGGCTAAAGAGTCAGAAGGCGGCAAAGAAGTTCTTCAGCGCGTCGAAGCGATTGAAAGTGGTGAAAGTTCAGATCCAATTCATACGAGCGTTGCTGTTTTTCTTGAGCAGATCGAAGCAAACGAAGAACAGAAAGCGCAGGGTTATAACTGGATTGCAAAGATACACAGCATGGATCATGACGCAATTCTGCTGTATGAGTCAGGCGCAGCAACACCAGCTCAAGGCGTCGGAATGATGGTTAATGCTGACCAAGCCACAGAGGTTAAAACTAACAGTGGCGCTCTGGTTGGTGAAACTTATCGTGAAAAATCTCATCGACTTGAAATGGCCGCAAAGAAACAGTTCGTTGCTGGTGATGGTTATGTGTGGGTATCGGACTTCACAGACACTCATGCAGTAATCGTTATCGATGGAGGTAATGCAAAACTACATTCCTACACAAATGAAAATGGCAACATCACCTTTGATGCGCAAGGCGAAGAAGTTGAGCGTCAAGAATCGTGGGTGAAGGTTGTAACAAACAAACTTAAATCAGCTTTCAGTAAACCGCAGGCAAGCCCTGCAATCAATAACAGCACGGAGGGCGACATGCCTTTAACTCAAGAAGAAAAAACAGAGCTTTATTCAGAAATCGGCAATCAAATTGCTGCGAATGTAACAAAAGCATTGGAAGGTATCACGTCAAAAATTGATACGTTACAAGCCAATCAAGATCAGTTAAAAGAAACTTTAACCGCAAATCAACGCGCAGAAGAAACCGAAATGCGCAAAGCAGTTGCCGAAAAATACGGTGAAGTGGTGGCTAACTCACTGCAAGGTCAAGCACTGATCGACATGCATAAACAAATTGGTGACGCAGCAAGTTTGGCCGGCAACTCAGGCGCACAGCAAGAGCAAACTGGCGCACCAGATCCAGCAGCATACTTTGGAGGTGCTAAATAATGGCTACTAGTCGCTATCGCCGTGTAAACCTTGACGGTAAATCAATCACAGAAACTCGCGCAGCAAAAGCAGTTACGTTGCCGGGCACCTTTGTTGTTATTAACGCAGACAATGAGTTCGCTCAAGCTACCGCATTATCCGGTCGCATTTATGTAGCCAATCCAGCATATCACCAAGGGCTATCTATTCGTGATGGTGTTCCGGTTGGTGATTCTCTGGTTGGTGAGTATGTAGAAGAAGGTCGAGAGATGGCTGTATTGGTTCCTGCTGGAACTTATAAAAAAGACTCTCCGATCAAGCTTGGTGCTGATGGTAAAGGCGCTCTTGCATCCGCTGATACGGAATCAGTAATTGGCTACTCTCAAGATGAAGTGACGCTAAAAGCTGATGATTTCATTCGTGTTCGCTTTCGTGTTGGCACTGTGGCTACTGCAACTACTGATTAATAAAAAGGAAAAAACATGTTTTATACTGCTGAAACTTTAGCAACAAATAGCCGACTGCAACGTCAGTGGGATAGCCTATGGGCTACACGTAATATCTATAACACGCAACATAACCTGATGATAAACCAGTATCGGAATGTTATGGATGGTGAGACTTTAGCGGCAAACCAGTCAGGCGGTTTCTCTAAGGACTTTTGGAAAGAAGTAGATAACAATATTATTCAGTTGCGCGACCAAGAAACAGGCATGGAAATCGTCAATGATTTAATGAGCCTACAAACAGTGTTACCAATTGGCAAAACAGCGAAACTGTATAACGTGGTTGGCGATATTGCTGATGACGTATCAATCAGCATCGATGGTCAAGCACCATACTCTCATGATCACACCGATTATGGCTCTGATGGTGACCCAATCCCAGTATTTACCGCTGGCTTTGGTGTTAACTGGCGTCACGCGGCGGGTTTAAGCACAGTTGGTATTGATCTTGTTCTTGATTCTCAAACTGCAAAAATGCGTCAATTCAATAAGAAAGTAGTTAACTACTTCTTAAATGGTGATGCATCTATTAGTGTTGAGGGATACAAAGGCCAAGGCCTGAAAAATCACCGCAACACAGCGAAAATCGATCTAGGTACTTCTGGTGCTAATATCGATTTAACCACAGCTGACTTACCTGCATTGTTAGCGTTCTTTGGTTTTGGTGGTGCGTTCGGTCAGACTGCATTCAACAACAAAGTTGACGCTTACGATGTTATGTGGGTGAGTTACGAAGCATGGGGTAACTTAATCAAGCCTGTAGTTGTTTCTGTTGGTGCTGGAGCAGGTAACAGTGTGGTAAATGGTCGTATTATCGATACGTTACTACCATATGCTGGTGTGAAAGAAATTCGTCCTACTTATGCGCTTAAGGGTTCTGAGTTTATCGCTTATCAACGTCGTAAAGATGTAGTGACTCCGTTAGTTGGTATGGCAACAGGTGTTGTTCCTAAACCTCGCTTTATGCCACAGGAAAACTATAACTTCCAAATCATGAGCGCAGCAGGCCTGCAGATTACTCGTGATGGTGACGGAAAGTCTGGTGTAGTTTACGGTGCTAAACTGAGCTAAGGATCTGTAATGACAAAGTACGAGGTTATTATCCCTTGGCATGGTGTCGAAAAAGGTCAGGTGGTTGAGTTAGAAAATCTTCATCCAGCCTTTAAGGCTAATGTTAGAGCATTATCTAATGATGCCGCTGAATTGGTTCCAGCCACACCAAAAGCCAAGTCTAAAAAAGACAAAGACGAATAGCCGCGAAAGCGGTTTTTTTATGCCCTCGAAAGGGGGCTTTGCTTTGTGAGGTAATAATGATCACAAAAGAGCAAGCCAAAGAGTACCTGACAGGGCAGGGAATAGAATTACCTGATTTTATTCTCGAAGCACTTATTGAGCAGGTAGGCAGTATTCAGGAATGTCTTGATAAACACTATCCATCAGCAACCGCACTGTTAATCCAGATGTACTTACTATCACTTATGGCGCTTGGTCAAGGTGATAAGTATATCAGCTCACAAACAGCACCTAATGGCGCATCACGCTCATTTCGATATCAATCGTTTGGTGATAGATGGAAATCGGCTGCGTCACTACTGCGTGGTTTAGATAAGCACGGTTGTGCTAATGGGTTAATACCAGACGATCCAACTCAAACTGCTCATGCTGGTTTGTGGATAGCGAAAGGCGGCTGTATGTGTAGGGGGGCGTAATGAGTTCAGTTGCAAATTGGGCTTACACCTCGTGGGCTACTTTATGGCGACCAAACGGAAAAGATAAATACGGCAAAGTTACATTCTCTGAGCCGGTTCATTTTCTTTGTGGTTATGGTAGTGAGCTTAAGTCTGGAAAGTTAGATATTGGCTCTGAAATAACCATTAAGCTAGTTTTTTGGACTGAATATGCAGATGCTAAAAAAGGTGACTTTATCGCTATCGGCAAGCACTCAGGCGATCCGTTATCTGTCGGTGCTGATGAAATAAAATTCATCAAACGCGATGAAGACCTATTTGAGCATATTGCAGATGACTACACTCTGATAACGGCGGTGTGATATGGCAGCAAGAGTAAGGGGTATTTCTCAAGCTAACGCAAACCTTAGAGCGCTTGTTGGTGATATACAAGGTAAAAAAGTGATGAGAGCTATTCAGTCAGCTTTAGTGATTGGTAGTGCTCAAGCTGCTATATACACACCTATTGATACATCAACACTTATCAACTCCCAATTCAGGGAAGTCACTGTTAATGGCACTCGCGTTACTGGTCGCGTCGGATATACAGCAAACTACGCGGTTTATGTTCATGATCCAAGAATTAAGCAAAACTTTAGGCGCTCAAGTGCTCGTAAAGAGTTCTTATCTCGTGGCTTTGAGGATGAGCGAAAGGCTATCGATGACGCGGTAAGACGGGAGCTTCAAATATGATACATGAGAAGTTTGAGCGCTACTTAAACAGAGGCAATTTGCTCGATGGTTTCATTGTTCAATATTTAACGTGGAATGAGCAACCAGACGAAAAGACGCAGCAATATGCTGTTATTCAACCTGATGATGGTAGCGGTCGATTTGCTGATTTGGGGGCTGATGATTTCGTGACGCTTTTTCTAGTATCTGCGCAGTATGATCCTGAACCCGCATTGATAAGAGCTAATGAAATTCTAAATTACGTTGCTAAAAACTCGTTAGACTGCGAACTAAACTCAATCTACAACTTAGGCGGTCTACCAAGACCCATACCAACAGAAGAAGGCCGGTTTATCCTTAAGCTTTCTTTCCGCTGTACATCTTAAATTAAACACATCTCAACAGGTCGCTTATGCGGCCTTTTTTATTTGCAAATAAAGAGGTTATAACATGGCACAATGCCCTGATGATAAAGGCCTAGTGATGGGTAACGCAGGTATTCTGCGCATTGCAAAAGGCTGTCCTGACCAAGTACCAGCACAAGATCAGTTCTTACGCTTAGGTGCATTAACAAGCAAGTCATTCGATTTCGGCATGGAGACAGTGACATCTAATGCTGATGACACCAAAGGCTTAACTGAGTCAATTGTTACTGGCGCTGACTTTACCATTAGTTTCGATGGTGAATTAAAGAAAGCTGGTGTAACAGGCTCTACTTCCGCGTTTGATATTGCCAAAGAAATCCTTGATGAAATCAAAGCAAGTCGCCAACCGTCATATTGGGTTCAACTTGATATGAAAGGCGATGGCTCTGATGTTGTTCAGGGTTATATGGCTTTCACATCTTGGTCAATGGAGTTTCCAACAAAAGAAATTTCCACTTATTCAGGTGAATTGAAAGTCTATGACTCAGACACCGTTGAATGGCTACAAGAAGAAATCGTTGTTGAAAGCGTTGCCGTTGAGCCATCCACCCTGTCTGTAAAAGTGGGTGAAACCAAGACATTTACTGTCAAATTTACCCCAACCGATGCGACGAACAAAAACTATACTGCTGTGAGCGATAAGCCAAATTTTGCAACAGTCACTCAGCTTGTGAATGTAGTCACTGTACGTGGTGTTGCTGAAGGTACTGCAAATATCACTGTCACATCTGAAGATGGTAGTAAAACTGCAAAATGCGTGGTCAATGTTACCGCTGCTTAATATTACAAAGGGTGCTTTCGAGTGCCCTTGATAATATTCAGGAGGGATTATGACACCTATTTTAGAAATCGGGGAGATGGTTATCTCTACTGATAAAAAGGATTACTTATTTAGACCATCGTTCATCAATATGACAAGAATCGGTGAGCCTAAACAGATTGTGAGAGCATACGGTCAATTAAATGGCGCAGAGGTGCAAGAGTTAATTACTCGTGCCGTAATGAGCTACAGGGTTATTCCTGAGTGGTTAATAAAAGCCATTAGCAAACCAACATACGGACGCAATATCCTACAAACTGCAATGATAGTGATGCAGGCGTGTTGTGATGATGATTGTTCAGAAATTATTGGTGAATGGAGATCGGGTAAGCGAGGTATTGTTTATAAAAATGGTAAGATGCCAATCGCTGACATTATCGTTATTGCTCGAGAATTATTTACTCACGGAATTATCGGTAAAGCGAAGATCCGTAAACTTCAACGCAATGAAGGCAAAAACGAATTCTCAGATGAGTTTATGGCAATTGACTACATTAGTTCTGCTCGCGCTCATTTTGGTATGAATAGAGAGGAAGCCGAGCAATTAACCATGACTGAATTTCAGATGATGCTCAAAGCTAAATACCCTGATGAGAAGGGTTTCACCAAAGAAGAATATGACAACATCATGAAGCAAGATGATAAGCGTAATAATGAGCTGATCAGTGGTAAGCGTCGATTGGTGAGTAGGAAGAGAAAGTAAACAAAAGCATCCGTGCCCTTGTTTTATTTTGATTTAGATTTATACCTATCGATTCGGTGATACCTTGCGACGTTACTTATCTTGGTTTTTATTTTTTAATTCAATAAGACGCATTCTGATGGCATCTTCAGCTTGCTCTATGTTTTAATTATCCAAAAACGGATGATTATGTTTCTAAAGAGTTTTACAAAAAAGTTGTAAAACTTATCTTGTGTAATTTATTGATATAGTTTGATTATAGCGAATCGCGAGAATTGATAGCCCATCCTTGGGCGTTATGTTTACTTGATTAGTACAGGATGTTTTCCGTTTAAGCTTTCCTGTAACCGAATAAGAATTGAATATCCATCTTGGAGTCGGTCACGCAATCTGTAAGCAATCGGCGAATCGACACCAACAAGAGCAGGATATAATTCAACTTTCCATGCGGTGTATATGGCTTCGTAATGTTTAGCTAGCACATTTATGTGGTGAGCATCCATATCACGATTAGCTCTCTCTTGAGTAACTTCTCGCGGGGTTTCTTTAGGAATGTATTCACCTTCAAGTACAAACTTGTGAATATACTCAACCGCATCGGGTATCTGATCTGCTGTTAATTCTTCAATGCTACTAACATTGAATTTCTGGTGAACAAGAGAATAGGCTTCTGGGTACATAATGCCTTTCTTACTAACCAGTAGATTAACAGCATTCTTTAATGGGTTGCGTTCTTGAACAGTTGATTTGTGTTTTTTCTTAACTTCACCAGTAGTCCAATATTCATAAAGTACATCATCACACTCTTCTTGATACTTGATTACTTTATCGCGGATCTCTGGTTTGACTTTGTTAGGGCTGATAGTGTGAAGCCAGCCAGCGAGTTTACGGAGAGCGAGGCAAATCATATTGCGCTCCTTGCCGTCCTCAGCAACCATTGTGATTTCCGCAATAGTTGATTTAAACTTTTGTTTTAACTTAGTAAATTGTGATGCCCAATCCATTCCCATACCATCAACGATGGGTTTCATTGGGACGTAAGGCTGTCCGTTGAAATTTACTACATACAGGTTGTTACCGTGGAAAGGTACGTTAATTGTTGATACACTAGTCATGTCGGTTACTCCGTAGTTTCTGACAAATTAGAAGCCCTAGCTACCGCAAATAGTTGGGGCTTCGCTGTTTTAGTTGACACGTTTTTCTCTTTCTTTCACATACCAAGCTATCGCTTGATTAACTATTGAGTTTTGCGAAATGCCATCTTTCGCTGAGAGTTCTACCACTTTACTTTTTAACACCTCTGTTAATCTGAGTTGAAATTTTCCTGTTTTTTTATTGGTATTCATATCTTCATCCTTTTATGTGTCTATGTGATATCACAAAGATATCAACGTGAATCTATATAGTCAACGAATAATTGACTATATTGTGATATCACAATGACTTTACTGGTGGTTGTATGTCACAAAAAAATACGCGAATAAGAGATATAACGCCTTATAGCCTTAGAATGCCTGATACTCTGAAAGAAAAGTTAATGCAAAGGGCAAGTAAGAACGGGCGATCTCTTAATGCTGAAATGGTTATGATTCTTCAGTCTGCCGTGGATGAGGATAGCACCCCCAAAAACTTAAACGAGCTATCACAGCTTGATCCTGAAAAGTTCAAAGAATTGTTCATGGAAACTATTAAGAAGATACAAGGGGGTGAAAAGTGAGCGAAGAACAAGACAATGATAGAAAGTTATATAATCTGTTTAAGATGGTGACGGAAGAAACTTTTTTAAATTACCTTAAACACGTTGGCGTGGATGAAGTTAAGTGTCAGGTGTGTGGGAATACAAAAATGGCGATCCCAAATGTATCTGACAATGGTGAAGAGCCTTATTTAATCCCAATAGATACAGAAGAGGTTTCATATAAAAACAAATATTGGATCACTAATTATAAATACAGATTTATATGCAGAAACTGTGGTCATGAGACCTACTTTAATGCATGGCCTGTTAGTGACTGGCTAACCAAGCAAAGAAAGGAGCGTGAAGATGAAGGGGAGTAATGTAATAGATCCTCTTCTTCCACAGTGGACTGATAGAGGTAGAGGTGGTCACTATGATGGTGGCAGTGGCGGAGGTGGTGATATGGAGATGCGAATAGTTAAATTAGAGCATAATGTCAGTGATATCAAAACTACTCTTGTTGATATAAAAGCCGACATAAATACAGCAAAATCAGATATCGCAACACTTAAAACTGATATGGCAGTCATTAAATCAAACTACGCTAAAAAAGAAGATGTAACTTCATCTGCAAACAAAATTATTCTATGGGTGGTTGGTGCGGTAGTTTTTTCTCAAATCATCCCTGCAATTCCAAAAATAATAGAGACTTTTGGTCATTTAGGTGGCTAATTTGCTCCCATTTGCACCACAAACAGCTAAACTAATAACAAATTAACTAACGAGGATGGTGTTGTGAGGAAAATATTAGTTACATCTATCGGAGTGCTTTCTTCCTTGTCTATTTTATTTAGTGCAAGCTCTATGGCTAAAGAAAATATAAAAATATCAGATGTTGCAAAAGCAGCTTGTGTTAATCATAAAGATAAAGAATCGTGTGAAGGTCTTATCATCGCATCAATGGGTCATGCTTTTGATCAGGGGAGAATTAGCATGGTTTGTGATTTAATGCGCGAATCTGGGGATAAAATACCAGAAGAGCAAAAAGATAGATGTGATGAAGCTAATGAAATGTTGCTAGATGTGCGAAGTGTAAAATATTAACCAGATATATTAACAACCTAAACCCTGCCATTCGGCGGGGTTTTTCATTTTAAGGATCCGATAAATGGCACAAGTAGGCGAAATTGTTTATCAAGTACAGATGGATGTTCAGCAACTACTTACATCTCAACGACAGCTAGAACAGCGATTAAATCGCATGGATGATAGCTTTAACAGAACGTCTCAGTCGGTAAATAACACTGAACGTTCAATGTTATCTTTATCCAAAGTTGCCGCATCACTTGCCGGCTATCTATCAGCTTCAATGGTTGCTAGTTATTCCGAAGCATGGACTGAATTAAACAACAAATTATCTAACTCAGTTCGTGCTAGCGAATCACTTGTTGATGTCACTCAACGAGTATTTGATATCTCTCAAGCAACGCGATCTAGTCTTGATGCCACAGCAACACTCTACGCACGACTTGAACGAGGAACGAGAGAATACAATACATCAGCAGAAGACTTAGCAAAATTAACATCCATTATTAACCAAGGTTTTATCGTATCTGGTGCTACTGCTCAGGAAGCAGAAAACGCCATTATTCAGCTATCGCAGGGTATCGCTTCAGGTGTTCTCCGTGGTGAGGAATTTAACTCAGTAGCAGAGCAAGGTAGCCGTTTGATGGTTGCACTTGCTGACTCGATGGGTGTTGGCATTGGTCAACTACGTAAAATGGCAGCGGAAGGAAAACTAACTACTGATGTTGTTGTGAAAGGTTTGCTCTCTCAAGGTGATGCGATCGGTAAAGAGTTTGCCAAAACCACTCGAACAATGTCACAGGCTTTCCAAGAGGCTGGGAACAACCTAACCAAGTTTCTCGGTGAAAACACAACAATAAAGGCATCTATTAACGTATTCAGTGATGCTGTAATTACTGTTAGTAAGAATTTAGATGAGCTTAGCTCTGTCTTGACGGTAATTGCCACAGTGGTTGGTTCAAGATATGTTGGCGCATTAGCTATGGCTACCAAGTCAAAAGTGATGATGGCAGCCGCCTCTCGTCAAGAGTCAGTCGCTACACTGCAATCAGCAAGAGCAAGTGAGTATGCTGCAAATATGTCAGTCAGAAAGGCTCAGGCTGATTTAGCCTCCGCTAGATCTGCTGTTGCCCTTGCTCAAGCAGAGTACAACGTTGCAAAAGGAACCTTGGCGGAAGCAACCGCTCTTGATAACTTAATCGCTAAAAAATCATTAGCCTCAAAAGCTGCAATAACATTAACCCAAGCAACACAAGCGCAAACAGCAGCAATGGCAAACTCAGCAGCCGCAGCGAGAGCTGCATCATTATCTATGGGTTTGTTGCGTGGCGCTATGGGGATGTTAGGTGGCCCTGCTGGTGTGGCCATGTTAGCTGGTGCCGCAATCTATTACTTCCATCAAAAAACGGAGCAGGCGAAGCAAGAGGCTCGAGATTTTGCTGATAGTGTCGATCAGTTAACAGCTAAATTAAAAGAGCTTTCATATCAAGAGATTGCTCGTGACGCTCAGGATGCTGCTGATAAGCAAAAAGTTCTAAATGCAGAAATGAAAGAGCAAGAAAAGCAACTAGCTAGGCTAGAAGCTCGATTAAATATGCAACAAGAAGCTCTTGGTGATAATCCTGAATTAATTGAAAGAAACACTATAAATATATTAAGAGAAAAAATAAAACTAGAAGGTGATCTAGCTGAAAACAAAAAACGCTCAGAATTAATAACTAAATATCTAACAGATGCACAAAATGAGTACGATAAAAAACTGAAGGAGGCTATTGATTTAAGCGTTAAAAGCGCAACAACTCTTGATATTGAAAAATCAGCATTAGGCAGACTCACCCAGCAAATAAGAGATGCAACAGGCGCTAAAAGTGAATTTAATGCCACACAATTGGAAGTTAAATTATCAGAGAAGGCCTTGGATTTGCGTAAGACTTTAGAGAGAGAAATAAAGTTAGCAAATTCAAAAAGTGAGGTAGATAAGAGATTATTGCAAGTTCAATTTTATGCAGAAGATAATAATCTATCCAAAGAGGAGGTTTTGGTATTAAATCAGGTAGCAATTGCGGCCCAAGATGCCAAAGATGCCGCTGCTGAACGTAACAAAACAACCAAGGAATCAACCAAAGCCACAGATGCTGCTTATGAAGCACTAAAGCGCCAAAGAGAAGAAATTGAGCTTTTAAACAAAGGTTATAAAGATGGTTCTCTTGAAATGGCTAAGTATGATGCTGTTAAAGCATTGGGTGACAAAGCATCTCCTAAACAGATTGAAAAAGCGGAGCAACTCGCAGAAGAAAAATACAACATTGAGCGTAATCTAGCAGATAAGAAAGCCGCGCTTGAGCTTGATTTGGTTGCTAAGGCTAAGGAATCTCACGATAAGCAGTTGGCAGACTTAGAGCGGATAACAAAAGATGATGTATCTCTCACTGAACAGGCAGCAAGGCGTAAAGCTGAAATTGAGGCGGAATATCAACAGAAGATAGCCGAAATAAAGGCTAATAACGCTGTCTCACCGCAAGATGACATCAAAGGGAAAGTAGACCCTGTTCAGCAACTCAAAAACGAACACGAACGTAAACTTGCACTTATAAAAGAGTACGAAAACCAAAAGGTTTTAACTCAACAGCAAAGTTTAGAGTTAATGAATGCCGCTAATACTCAATATGAGCAAGACCGGTTAAATGCTCAATGGGAGATATGGCGTAATCAAAGTCAAGCTAATCAATTCTTAGCTGATGGGTTGGACGCATTAGGACAACGCTCTACTAACGTACTCACGGGGCTATTAACAGGCACACAATCCCTTAATGATGCTTTCCGTAATGTCGCATTAACCATTGTAGACCAAGCCGTTGGCGCTCTGGTTCAAATGGGTATGCAACAGGTTAAGAATATGGTTATGGGTGAAAGTATGGCGACAGCCGCTCAAGCATCTGCATTGGCTCAGGCTGCGGCAGCGCAAGCGGCATGGGCACCAGCGGCGTTAAGCGCATCAATAGCCACATTAGGCGCAGCAGTGGCAACGGGAACATCATCATATACGGCGGCTATGGCGGCTAGTAAAACGATGGGGTTGGTTGCTGGTGCTCGTAAAAATGGCGGTCCCGTAAATGCTGGCTCTATGTATCGAGTGGGTGAGGGCGGTAAACCTGAGATATTCAAAGCATCTAACGGTAGTCAGTACATGATACCGGGTGATAATGGTCGAGTTATTAGTAATCGACAAATGGGTAAAGGTGGTAATGGTGTCAGCATGGGTGATATGCACTTTACATTCCAAGTTCAAGCACCTAATGGCATTACTCAAAAGGAGGCGCAACAGATACAGCAAATGGTGAGAGGTACGGTTTATGACGTACTTGGCACTGAAATGCGTAGCGGTGGTGCTTTGGAGAAATCAAGAAGTTGGTAATGGCCACCCAAGCAGGTGGCTTTTTTATTGGAGTAACCAATGGAAGAGTTTAAATGGCGGCCAGAAACGGCTTATCAGGTAGGTAATGAGCCTAAAGTGAAAGTAGCCAAGTTTGGTAACGGTTACGAACAAAGAGCTAAAGACGGGATCAACAATCAACTAAAGACTTATCAACTCTCATTTGTTAAGCGTACTGATATTGGGAAACAGATTGATGAGTTTCTTAAGGCTCGAGGTGCACTTGAATCATTCTTATGGCTAACCAGTGATGATAACTCTAAACGTAAATTTGTTTGCCGTGGATGGCAGGTAACGCCAAGAGCGACGGCATGGCAGATAGATTGCACATTTGAGGAGGTTGTTGCATGAGGGATATACCTCAAGAGATGCGTATAGATGTTGCAGATTTACAGCAAAATGCAATGTTAGATTTGTATGAGGTCGATTTAAGTCGTTTTGGTGGTGACGTTTACCGGTTCCATGACGGCATGAATGGCTTATTAAAACCTATTATTTGGCAGGGCTTACGATATGAGCCTTATCCTGTTCAGGTCACAGGGTTTAGTGTAACAGCTCAGGGGGCATCAGACAGACCAAAAATGACGTTTGCTAACTTTGACGGAATGTTAACTGCGATTAACAACGACTATGATGATGCGCTAGGCGCTGTCGTTACTCGCAGGCAGGTTTTAGAGCAATATCTCGATGCTGTTAATTTTCCCAACGGAAACCCACAAGCAGATCCAACAAGAGAAGCAGTTCAAAAATATGTTATCGAACAGCGAGAAAGTTCAGACTCTGATTTTGTGACGTATATATTAGCACTTCCAACAGAAACAGATAACGCCCTGATACCTAGGCGAGTTATTCAGGCTGATATCTGCTCGTGGCGATACCGAGGATTTGATTGCGGTTATGATGGACCACCTGTTGCAGATGAAAAAGATCAACCAACAACCGATCCCTTAAAAGACAAATGCTCTCATAAATACAGCGGGTGCAAATTAAGATTTAAATCTGTCATGCCATTCGGCGGGTATTTAGGCTCAAATAAATTAGGTTAATCCATGATTGAGAAAGACATTATCGCTCACGCGAAAGCGGAAGGAGTGAGGGAGTCTTGCGGCTTAATTTCGGGTGACAGGTATTTCCCTTGCAGAAACATACATCCCGATCCGCAAAACTATTTTGAAATTAACCCAGACGATTGGATGACGGCAGAGTGTTACTCAGACGTCAAAGCTATTGTTCATAGCCACCCTGACGGAAAGCCTTTCCTGAGTTCTGGTGATAGAACAATACAAAGGAAAACAAATCTGCCTTGGTGGTTGGTATGTGATGGAGTGATCCATAAGTTCAGGCCAATAGCGCCACTATTAGGTAGAGAGTTTAAACATGGTGAGCAGGATTGTTATTCCATTATACGTGATGCCTATCATCTGTCAGGCATTCAGCTAGATGATTTTATTCGTCCCGATGAATGGTGGTACACAGAACAAAATCTCTATCTTGATAACACGGACAAGCAGGGATTTTATCAAGTAGAAGAGGCTCAAGAAGGCGATATGATATTGATTTGCTTAGGAACATCAAAGCCTTGTCACGCTGCGTTGTACTTAGGTAATCAAGAGATATTGCATCACAGGCCAGACAGATTGAGTAAGCGAGATACTTACGGTGGTTACTGGTTTAAATACACTCACAGCATTTGGAGGCATAAACAATGGTCAAATTACAGTTTGCAGGCTATTTACGCAGATTTGGACGCAGGTTCGAGCTTGAGGTAAGTAATGCAGGTGAGGCCTTACGCTGTCTTTGCTATCAAATTGATGGGTTGAAAAAAGAGATTAACCAAGGTCAGTTTCGCGTTCGTATCGCAGGTAACGATATGACCGAGGATAGTATTTCCACGGGATTAAGTACGCCATTAAGTGAAGGCGATGTTATTACGATCGTCCCTATAGTTGGTGGCGCCAAATCAGGCGGGTGGTTTGGCATTATTGGTGGGGCCGCTTTAATTGGCGCATCGTTTTTAATACCGGGCGGATTTTTGGCAACGATGACATCGACCGCATTATTTGCCGCTGGTGTAGGTGTGGCCGCCGCGGGATTGGCAACCATGTTAACTAAAATACCGCCAGCGCCAAGCATAGAGGGGCGAAACTCAGAAAGTAACCAGTATTTCAGCTCGTTATCAAATAGAGTCGGTCAAGGTTATCCGGTTCCTATCTGTTATGGCGAGATGGTTGTGGGTTCAAATGTAATATCACAAGGTTTGGAGACTGTTTAATGGGTAAAGGTGGCGGTGGAGGAAGCACTCCTAGGTTGCTCGATGACAACTTAAAAAACAAACAATTTCTTAATGTCATCGATTTAGTTTCAGAAGGGCCGATAGAAGGCCCTGTCGGTGGTATGTCAGGATTTTTATTGAATGGAACGCCTGTTGTAGATGAAGAGGGCAATCCGAATATTCATGGTGTTGAGGTTCAGTGGCGATCAGGAACACAAACGCAAGAACCATTAGAGGATTTTCCTTTTGTAGAAAAAGAAATTCCTGTCAATGTAGAGGTAAAAAAAAGCACACCAATTTTACGCACCATTTCAGATCAGGAAACTGACCGCGTTAGATTTACTTTAGGGGTTTCTGCTCTTTCTAGTCAAGATGACAAGGGAAACCAGTACAATGCTACGGCAGAAATGCTTATTGAAGTTAATGATGGCTCTGGTTGGGTGTATGCGAAAAAGGTAACAATAGGACCAGGTAAAATAAGCGGTCAATATCTTGAGTCTCATATCATCGATGCGCCTAAAAAGAAACCTTTTCAAGTTAGAGTTTCTCGATTAACGGATGATAGTAAAAGTGATTCATTAAGAAACGGAACGGTATGGGCTAGTTACACAGAAATAACTGACGCTAAATTTTCTTATCCTAATTCTGCTGTCGTCGGGATGAAAATCGATAAATCCCAATACGGTGATACACCCAATCGCACCTATCATATCAAAGGGATGATTATCCAAGTTCCAGATAACTATGATCCCGAGTCCCGTACTTATACAGGCATCTGGACTGGTCGCTTCAAGCCAGCATGGTCTAATAACCCTGCATGGGTTTTTTACGATTTAGTCACTAATGAGCGATACGGTATAGGAGAGATGATCGGCTCGTTTGGTGTTGATAAATTCGCGCTATATGCCATTGCTCGTTACTGTGATGAATTGGTTGATGATGGGTTTGGCAACAAAGAGCCTCGCTTTACTTTTAATGCCTACATTACCTCTCAACGAAAAGCCAAAGAAGTGCTTGATGACTTAGCGTCTGTATTTCGCGGTATGCCTTTATGGGACGGACAGCAATTAACGTGCTTTCAAGATAGACCATCAGATCCAGTATGGACGTACACAAACTCAAATGTTATTGATGGAAAATTTAAATATACATCAACAGCGAAATCAGCCCGTCATAATGCTATCGAGGTGTCATGGGTAAACCCGAGTAATGGATGGAGTGAAGAAAGAGAATTCATCCAAGATGATGATCTTATTCAGCGATTCGGCGGTGTAAATGCTAAGAAAGTTACTGCTTTTGGTTGCACTAGTCGCGGACAGGCTCACAGAGTGGGTAAGTGGATATTACAGACAGAAAAGCTGGAGAAAGATAGCGTTACATTCTCAACAGGAAGAGAGGGGATTAACTGCATTTCTGGCGATATTATTGAAGTAGCAGACGATAGCTTTGCAGGAGTGAAGGTAGGAGGTCGGGTTTTATCAGTTAATGGTAGCACTATTACTATTGACTCGCCTATAGATTGGAAATATGACGATAAAGGTACTTTCTCATTTTTAGGGTCATCAGGCGGGTTCGAGAAAATAGACATTCAATCTATCGATGGTGATATTGTCACTTTGCGTGAGATTCCTCGTGGACTGAAACAATATGGTGTGTTTTCCATTACCAAAAGCACGCTAACAACAAGATTGTTTCGAGTCATTACCATTTCGGAAGACAAAGACGGGATTTATTTATATAACTGCATTCAACACGAACCGCAAAAAGAGCGTATTGTTGATAATGGTGTTGATTTTACTGGAAGCCCTCCAACGCAAAACGTTATCCGGATCCCTAATATAGAGCGACTTTCCATTGCCTATGTCAATGACAGCTCACAAGTTCAGGCTAGGGCAATGTGGATGACAACAACCATCAACAGAAATATTTCATTTAATGTCACTCTTTATAAAGACAGTAAGGTTGTATCTACTGGTAATACCACAGATTTAGAGTACTACTTTAATGGGCTTGAAGCTGGTGACTATCTTGTCGGTGTAAGAGGCAGAGATACTAATGGGATGCTTGGTAATGAATCAAAAGTCCAGATGGTTATTGGTACGCCAAGCGCACCTAACTCAATAATTGTTGAGTCTGGTTTTTTTGAAATAAAACTAATCCCTCATATCGCCGTGCCACACACTCTAAATACCGAGTTTGAGTTCTGGTTTTCTGGCGAAAGAAGAATAAACAATGTTAATGAAATAGAGTCAAAGGCTGATTTCCTCGGTCGCGCTAAGTTCTGGACAAAAGGGCAATTAAAGGCGGGGCGCGATTACTGGTTTTATGTAAGAAGCGTAAATGAATATGGAAAGTCTCATTTTGTGGAAGCAAAGGGGCAAGCTGATGATAACACGGAGGCTATTCTCGATGAGTTAGACGGCCAATTCATGACAACAGAGGCAGGCAAACAACTTGACGAAAAACTGAATTGGAATACGGAGTCTATTGCTGAACTAACTAATGCCACCTATTCGCTATCTACGGATGTATTGCGATATTCCGCTAATGCGCAGGCCGGTATTACTCAACTACAACAACTCCGAGTTTCTGATAATGAAGCCTGGGCGCAGGATATTAAACGCGTCTACGCATCTATTGATGAGAATGCCGCTGAGGTTAAACGCGCCCAAAATTCTATTGTGGATTTAAACAAAGCATTTGCTGAGGATAGAACACGAGTACAGGCTCGATTTGATGAGCAAGAGGGCATGATACAGGAGAAAATGCAGGCCACGTTTGAGCAATCAGGCGACGGTGTTGTGACCCACTCGATTAATATCACCATTAAACACAATGGCGTGAGTTATAACGCAGCAGGACAAGTGATTAGTGCTCAGGTTAAGAACGGGAAACTGGAGTCCTATATCGGCTATAACGCGAATAACTTTGCTTGGTATAACCCTGTAAATGGCAAGATGGAATTGTTTATGGCTGCCAAAAATGGGCAGTTGTTTATTCGAGACTTATTTATCGAAGATGGCTCTATTACAAATGCAAAAATAGGGAATGTGATTCAATCTAATAATTATGCAGCCGGTAAATCAGGCTGGATAATTAATAAAAATGGGTTTGCTGAATTCCAGAATATAAAAGCGAGAGGAGAAATAGAGGCAACTTCTGGACGTTTAAAAAATGTTGTTATTGAAGAAAGTTGTGACATTCTCGGTAAGCTAAAGGTTGAGAATTTAGAGGGGAATATAGTCACAGTTACTCAGGACGTTTATCACAACCTCTCATTCTCTCATAACAATATTGTTGAGCTATTTAAAGTTAAACGCAGAACTCAAAAGTGTTTTATATGGGTACAAGGGGCATTAAATCCTTACGAAAGAATACCCAATAATGGCGTGAAACCGGAAAATCGTTCAGCATTTGCATATCGTGCACCGTTTTACAGAAATGGAGCAGGGGCGGCTGATATCTATATTGATGGAGTTATCCAGCCTAGGCCGAGCATCTACAACATGGAAGACACATCAACATCTGATTTTTATGCTGTAAATGAGTTTGTACTGGAATTAAGTCCGGGTGAAGGAGTTGCAAGTATTGGTATAAAAATCCCTCAAGGTGGCAGTGAAACGACACGGTTTATTATGCGAGCCAGAATAATCGTATTCCCAGATAACCAAGACGTTATTTTTAATTAATTAGGAATTCATAATCATGATATACACAACAGGCACTGTTAGCACAGTGTCAGGGTCTGCTATTGTCTCTGGCACAGGTACTAAATGGACAGTTAATAATCCCGCTATTCGCTCAGGCACCATTATTTTAATTAAAAATGGTAACGCTAATTTTATTTACATGGTAGATAGAGTTAATAGTGATACAGAATTAGTTATCTCACAGCCGGCTACATTTACCGTAAAAAACACCAGTTACAGTATTAATCTCACTGAGCCGAACTCATACAGCGACGCTAATAATCGTATGACCGCTATTGCATCAGATACGACGTATTTTCTGCGAGCAATGGACCAATGGATGATGAATAACGGTGTGGTGGCAGTAGAGCTATCTAATGGGCAAAAAGTAACGTTAGATAGCATTAAGAAGATGCAGGGGGATATTAGTAATAAAGCTGATTTAACCTTATCAAAAACACAATCATTCACATCAGCGATAGAAGCAACAACGAAACTAACTTCAAAATCAGCAGATGGTAAAACATCAATATCATTGACGACCAGTAATGCAGGTGAAACCAATATCGAACTAAATTCTGCATCGGGTTATAACGGGATACGGATACCAAAATCGTCAGGGACAATAATGCTTGTTGGTGATTATGGAGTCGGTTTACAGAAAGCGATATCCCACGCCGTAAATGTTGAGTTTAGTGGTTTTTTTACAGGGAATATTGATGACTCCAGCACGATTTACATGGGGATGTCATCAATGCATGTTAATGGTGGTTATTTATTTCAAATAGCAGGAAGGCAGAAAAAAATAATTGCGAGAGTTGTCGAAAAAGGGTCAGAGTTTGGTGTTTTTGAGATATATCATAGTGGCAATACAACGGTTGATAGTAACGGCTTTATCAAAAAAGCCTCCCCAATCATCGACATCAACCCCGACGGCACATTCACCACTAACGACGAATCAGAAGGTGCTACAGTTACTCGAGTAGCTCAGGGTGAATATCTTATCGAAGGTGTACTCGGCTTTAACTCAGATGCAGGTTGGGGTGGTGTTGATGGTGGTATTGAAATTCCACTTGATGTTAATAAACAGCCGTTGATATGGGTAGACTCTAAAGTTATGAAGGACGGCTCTATCCTCGTGAGAACGTATCATCGCACTCACCCTAACGCACCTAAATTTGCCCGTAATGATATTGATGGTTACAAAGACGGCGACCCAATTGATATCCCGAATGGTCGTTTTATTTCCGTTCGCGTACAGATGCCAGAGCAATCAATCTATAACGTGAGAATGCGTGAGATGGAAGAGGCGCAGAAAGCGGAAGAGGAGCGCAGACAAAAAGAAGAGGAGATGAAAGAGCAATACGGGCTGGGTGAAAATGACGCATTGCTATAATTAATTATTCTGTTTTCAAGTACTGCATCGATTTTCCATCCGGCAACTTCTTACTTCTCTCACGATAAAACGCTAATCGTTCATTAAAGTACGTTCTCAAATGTGCTGGTTGTTGTCGCTCAACTTCGGACGCAACAACTGGCATATTGAGGCGTTCTTTATATGCGACACCACTTGCGGCTAAATCGACATTGATTTTATCTTTTTCTTCTTGAGTTAGGTTTGCGATGTTCATAACAGATCCGGTTAGTTTTTGGAGAGTATAGCAGGGTGTGGAGAATTGATGGGACGAATTTGGGACAAGCAACATGAAGTAGCATAAGGCAACTTCAAGTAACTTTAGGTAAGGTGGGACGTGTGAACGCTTGGTGAGACTGTATTTAGTTGATATTAAAGCATAATTCTACGCTCTTCTAAGCCGTAGGTCACAGGTTCGAATCCTGTAGGGCGTACCATTCTCAAGTATTTCAACGTCTACAACAGTCCATAAAACCCTTATAAAATCAGCTATCACAAGAATTCCTAGTATTTCAAGGTCTAGTTACATCTATTGAAATCTACATATATGTGGGGGCATAATTGGGGGCATTACCCCGTTCAATGAAAATTGGTGCCCCCAGATGAAGCTAACAGCCAGACAAGTAGAGACTTCCAAGCCAAAAGAGAAAGCTTATAAACTTTCTGACGGTGGGGGCATGTATTTAGAAGTTGCTCCGAACGGTTCTAAGTATTGGCGTATGAAATATAGATATGCTGGTAAAGAGAAAAGGCTGGCTTTAGGTGTATACCCATCAATATCACTCGCACAAGCTAGGGCGAAGAGAGAAGAAGCCAAGCGCATATTAGCGTTAGGTGATGATCCATCTTTAGTGAAGAAAGCAGAAAAGAGAGAGAAAGAATCTCAAGTAAATAATAGCTTTGAAAAAATCACGCTTGAATGGCATGACTATAAAAAGCCGAATTGGTCAAAAGGTTATGCGGATGATTTACTAGAAGCCTTCCAGAAAGATATCTTTCCTTATATTGGTAAAGTTAGCATTACGGAAATTAAACCGTTAGATATGTTAGAAGTGCTTCGGAAGTTAGAAAAACGCGGCGTGTTGGATAAACTTAAAAAGATAAGGCAGGCATGTAACCAAGTATTCCGCTATGCAATTGTGACAGGACGGGCTGAGTATAATCCTGCATCAGAATTAGCCGGCGCACTGTCTACTCCAAAAGCTAAGCATTTTCCTCACTTAAGTGTGAATGAGTTACCTGAGTTTTTACAGGCACTATCTGTATGTAGTGGAAGTAAGATCACTCAGATTGCGACAAAGCTATTAATGATAACAGGCGTTCGTACTATTGAGCTTAGAGCGGCTGAATGGTCAGAAATTGATTTTGATAAAGCTATTTGGGAAATTCCAAAAGAACGTATGAAAATGCGTCGCCCTCACATGGTGCCATTATCTACACAGGCCTTAGAATTATTCAAAGAAATACAAACCATAACAGGAAAGTTTAAGTATATCTTTCATGGTAGGAATGATGCTTCTAAGCCAATGAGTGAAGCGGCCATAAATCAGGTTATAAAGCGTATTGGTTATGATGGTAGAGCCACAGGTCACGGATTCAGACATACAATGAGCACCATCCTACACGAACAAGGCTATAACACTGCATGGATTGAGACACAACTTGCGCACGTTGATAAAAACTCTATTCGTGGAACGTATAACCATGCTCAGTATATTGATGGCCGTAGAGAAATGCTTCAATGGTACGCTGATTATATGGATACTTTAGAGAACGGGGATAATGTTGTGCACGGTAACTTTAAACGCGCTTAACCCACCAGCAGACACATACAGAACCAGACAATAAAAGGTCTGGTTTTTTTGTACCGAGAAAGGGCATTAATAATATTTAATCATTAAATGTATGATGTGGCTGAATTCTAACTAAGATGAGAAAAATCTTAATATACGCTTAAGAGTACACCCTAGTAGACGACAATAGACTATGCGAAGATGTGATAAATAAAACTGTTCGTTTCTTAAGCTTGACTGTTCATTATTACAGTATAATATACCTAGTAGTACCGCAGTAGATCATTGTGGACTTCGCTCTTTAACACTTCTGCGCTGAAAAACGCGATATGTTCTTTAACAACGATGATGGCGAGCTGTGTGTTAGTCATCAGAACGGTGGCGCTGATAAAGCGACCAATGCTCTTTTACAAATTCGGGTATGCCCAGAGTAAATTCTCAGGGACAATCTGTCATGGTGGCGCTCTTGAAGCGCTGATATATGAATTTTTATCTGATTAGTAGCAGAACCAGCTTGTAACAAATAAGGAACGCTCAGAGCAATTTCTCCGAGCATATAAGTTTTATTGATAATCTTTATATTAGATTATCAGCTCTTTAAAATATGGATTCCCCCTTGGGTTGTCTTGAGGGGGCTAATGATAACCTCATTAGCATGTTGATGACTTCTCAACATAAATAATATTTGTAGCAAAATATGTACTGATAGCTACTTGTTCTTTAAAAACTGGCCTGCGCTCCTTGCAAATGGGAGCTTTTAGTAAACAACTTAATGATTTTGTTCTGTTTACTAAATATATGTAGTTCAGGTCGTTAATGGCAATCAGCTAAATTGAATAATATAATTGTAACTATTCAAATTAGTAAATTGTTCTTTGAAATTTAAGTCTCCGCCTTTGTGGAGTGTAGTTCTGTTCTTTAAAACTTATTTCGCTCCTGCATCAGGAGCAAAGCTCATATCTATATCAATGGAAATATTATCTTATCAAATATTCATTAATTATAGTTATGTTCTTTTCAAGGCTCTATGCACAGGCAGTGAGCACAAATCAGTTTATTATTGAGATTGTTTTATTTTAAACAACAAGCCCCACTCAAAAAACACCCTAAAATATAAACCATAATATGCGTTATTAACCTTATACATTTATGTATAGGGTTTTTTCGCATGTCTTTTCATATCACATTAAGGAAAATACTATGAATAATCTGATTAGGCTTTCAGAGGTTTTGCGACGCACAGGTTACAGCAAAGCTTGGATTTATAGACTAATTAAAGAAAATGACTTTCCTAAACAAGTCAAAATAGGAGCTCGTTCTATTGCTTTTGTTGAATCAGAAGTAGATGAATGGATTGCTAATAAGATTGCTGAATCACGTTCTGGTGAGGTGGCATAATGAAAAAGAAAAACCACCCATCACAGGTGGCTTCTCAGAATAACGTAGCGTCGTCTATTCTATCAAAGAACCCACCTAAAAAACACCGTGCCCGTTTATATATGTTAGGTACTGGCATTAATGGCTTTACCGAGAATGAAATATTAATTCATTGCCGTTTATCGTCAGGCCGTAATTACCCAAATGAATTAGAGCGTTTATTGAATATCGAACTAGAACGCATTGATGAGCCTAATCCTGATGGTATCGGATCACATTATCGTTACCGCTTTAAAACGGCTCAAGATGTGCAGAAGGTTATTAACTTAATAAATAAACGTGCTGAACAAGGTAATTACCAACCCATAGATAACGCACTCATAAATAATATTTTAAGCCTGTACCCGACAAAATAACGGAATAAAAAAATGAAACTAAAAAATAACAGCTTAAATGCTGGTGGATTCGCTCACCCTAAATTCAAGTTAAACGATATTAACGAAACAACTTTCACTGATATGTTGCCTATTATTCGCAGCGATATTAACGGGCAAGTAATTAATTGTGTTAGTGCGAAAGCATTACATAGTGCGTTAGGTGTTAAGCGTAATTTTGCGGCATGGTTTAGCGATAGAACTAACCAATATGAGTTTATCGAGAATCAAGATTATTTTACTGTTGAAAGTTTGAGCTACCCAAAATCGGATAGCGCAAAATCTAGGCAACAATTAACTAAAGATTATCATTTGACGATAAATACAGCCAAAGAGTTGGCAATGGTTGAGCGTACAGAACAAGGCCGCTTAATCCGTCAATACTTTATTAAGTGCGAGGAAGCATTACACAAAGTAGCGCCAACTATCACCAAGCAATTACGCCATCAACTTAAATCACGCCTCAAAGTGGCTAGTTACTATAAGCCGATGTGTTCAGCTTTAGATCTCGCTCGTATGGAGCAAGGGAAAAGTACAAAGCCACATCATTACACCATTGAATCAAATATGTTGAATCGTATTGTTTTAGGTGGGCTGACGGCTAAAGCGTGGGCGAAGCAGAACGGCATTATTGGCAATCCTCGTGATGCCATGAGCGAAACTCAATTAGAGCATCTTTCATACCTTGAGCAGACGAATACAACGTTAATTGAGTTAGGTATGGACTATCACGCACGCAAGGACAAGTTAATCGGGCTGTCTCAGAAGTGGTTAGCGCAACGTGTAGAGGTGGCGCAATGATTACCCTATGTTCAATAAAGGGTATTGCCTACCAAGAGAGTGATTCCCTACTGGCTGGTGGGGAGTCGGTTAAAGTGGACGCCCTTTTATCCATCTTGAATCTAACTTTAAGTTATAGTCAATCAGACAAACTTTCGTCCGATCACTCGGCCAATATTTTGGCTCAGTACTCGGCAAAATCATTTGCTCAGCAATCAGCTAAAACTTTAGCCGATGTATCAGCGAAAATTTACGCCAATCAATCAATCCTAACCACCAATGGAGGATGGGATAAAGGTAAACACTCAAAAAGTGAGGAATTTACACCATTTATTAAAGGTGATTTTTCTCACCTTTCTAAAGAGGCGAATTATCCTCACTGGCAAGGTTTAATCGGGGTCACTACACAAGGCAGAATTGAGTTTTTGGAGTCCATAAAAAAGGGCGGTCAATCGGCTACCCTTGGGAACGCCGATATTAAATACCGAGCAAGTGAGAACTATGAGAATAGTATCCATCTTGTTATCGGTAAAGATGACAACCTTGAGTTAATACAAAAATGTGCAATACATCACTTGCACTTATGGGTAATTGTTGGCTATAGTGATCAGGCACTAGCAAAATCTAGTGTCAGAATTGGCGTTCTGAATCAGTTACTGGCGACACATGACGCGCCTTGCGTCTTTTTTTGTGTCCATACCTACGCACACCCATTAAATGCGGTATTATATCGCGCTGAATCTATGGTGGCGGCAGCAGAGCAACCGAAAGGTTGGCTGGATTCCAGTAACTCCAGTAACGCCAACTCTACTGTCGTCACCACCCCCGAAATTGGCGTTTCAAGTGGTGACTCCTTAACTAAGTTACTGGAGATCATCGTTATGATGGCAACCCCTACCCACACTCAATTCAAATTTTTGTTTCTGAGTATTAAACGTTCAGATACAACCGCTAAACCTTGTCGTATTGCTGTTACAGCACAGAATGAACACGATGCAAGACTGATGCTTGTACGTGATTATATCCTGTCATTCGCTGGTCGCTTACCTGCTCAGGAGGTGGCTCATGCGTAACCCTCAACCTAACGATTTCTACACGCATAAAAATAATAGCGAAACCGTCAAAGTTCTATCGGTTCAATTCAACCGTGTGACATTTCAGCGAGACGGCTTTGATAGTCCTGTCATTGTTCCATTAAGCCAGTTCAGCAACGAATACACCTATGCAGGGAGGGCTTAATTATGGGGCGTTATCCAGAAAACTATAAGCGTATTCAAGCCGAAATTTCGAACATGTTAGGCAATGACCCCCTTTTATCTTCAGAAGAACGTAGCCGTGACCGATTACTTAGGGTTCGAAAAGGTATGGCTCATATTCTTAGTGAAGTATTTCCTCTAATTGATGATCCCAAAAAACAAGAACTCTATTACTGGTTGGAAGCCATTAGCCGTATCAGTGGCGCAGAAGTCGTAGACGCTAAATCGAAGGGGGAAGCATGAGCAAACCTATTCCATTGGACAGAGCTGCACACAAGGCGCAGCAAAATAATTCATTACTTGCCGTTATCTTAGAGTTAGCAAGTAAAGATTGTTCGCGGGAGTTAATCGATCTCGTTTCTATTGCGTATGACTTTAATGCGGAAATATGTGAATCCCTTGAGGAGGCGACCAAATGAAAACCATCAAATTAAATTTTGGTCACTTATCTACCTTGGAAGAAGTCGAACACATCAACGAAGAACTTCAAGCGTTGTTAATCCCGCTGTTAACGGCTGTAGAGAATGAAGCTGAGACGGATACGCATTTTATGCTGAGAGCAATCAACCGCTTAGTGTGTGCTCAAGGAAAAGAAATCACAAGGTTGGTGGAGGTGATGAAATGAGACAAGTCACTATCAATGCCACCAGCTTAAGTCCATTCATGTATCAAGGTAAGCGAGTTGTCACCTTTGCCATGATTGACGAGGTACACCAACGCCCAACAGGTGCGGCTAGAAAATCATTCAATGCTCACCGTCAATATTTTACTGAGGGTAAGGATTTTTACCGCCTAACTGGACAGGATTTAGAACTGTTTAAACTTTGCGCGTCCATAAAACGGACGCACAAATATTCACCCATTAGTGATAAAGCCCGAGAAGTAACACTGATTACTGAATCGGGATACTTGCTAACCGTGAAGCCATTTAATGATCCACTTTCTTGGCAGGTACAAAACCAGCTTATCGATGCATATTTTCGACTGTCTGAATTCCCTGAATTACAGCACATCAACATACCCACACTGGCAGAACTTGAAGCCATGCCAATTGGTGAGGCTCAGAACTTGATTAGTCTCTTAGAGGCTGACTCTTATCAAGGGCACGGTAGGCGTGGCAGCTATGCCATGAACCTACGTCACAAAGAGAAGAAAGCACTTAAACCAATGGTAATCGCCATTGAACAAGCCTCGCAGCTACATATTCAGGATATGGGAGATTATCACTCATGAGAACGTTTCTAATTGCAGGTTATGGCACAACACTAAAAGGCCTAACGCTAGGCATTAACAAGCAAGTGATATCTGCCAGCCTAAAAGATGCTCAGTCACAAGTGGTGCGAGAGGCGCAACGTGACGGTTTAATTGATATACGAATCAACTATGTGCGTGAGGTGAAGTAATGACGCAAGAACAGAAACGTGAAATAGAGCAATTACTAGAACCGCACCAGTTAAAAGTATTAATGCTAATCACCTTACTTTCTACGTGGTTGGAAGCAGAGGAATGCGATGAAACCAGAAACATGATCTGGGCTGTATTGACTGTTGTTTATTCAATTAGGGATGAAATGAACGAAGCAGTAGAGGGTAAGTAATGAATATTTCTAATATTAACGCATTCGAACACAGTGAACAGGGTGTGATCCTCATTACTGAAGCAGCCAACCAAGAGGCTATCAGTTATACCGAAGCATTAGAGGCATTAAACGATGGTAGCTTTGATGGTGATCTGATTTTTGGCTTTGAATTGGTTTTAGCTATCTGCAAGGGAGAGTGTGACGGCTTTTTTAATCCAACTAATCAGCAGCGTGTGATCTTGTGGCGTTGGATTGTAGCCGCTTCGTTCGTCGCAGAGCAAGCAGACAATAACGGGACGCATCAAGTTGACAACGGCAGAGGTAAAACCATTACCGCCGCTATTTATCGCAACAAACATGCAGCGTTAACCGTCTATGCCGCAAGCGAACGTATGTTACTAGCTAATCACATTGAGGGCGCTGCTTATGAGCACTATGGGGCAGAGAATGGCGCAATTATGGCAGTAAAGATATATAGGGATTTTATCAATCTTGAGCCTAAACGTGGTTGCCGACTATCAGAGCGGGGGCGTGAGGGGTTATCTGTTCTTCATGATGATCTAATTAGGGCGATAGAAGATGGTGAATTTAGCGACACCGTAACCATTCATTAAAAGGACGCAATGACATGATAACGAAGAATTTTAAAGTTAATTCACTAGCGAATAGCTACGCAGCCGCTATTTACCACGATATTACCACACGTAATAGCGGTGATTGGTTTTCGATGAAGGTAGGCAACAAAACGATTGAAGTTGCCATTATTGACGGTGTGAAAGGTATTCGAATGCTCGTTGATAGCTATTTGCTGAAAGCCTTAAAAGGGCAATATCCCACATGGGAGGCAGTTGCTATTAGCTTGATAAAGCAATGTGTCATTAATGGATATGTCACAGGTTATGGTCGAGAGGTGTGGCAAAGCATGATTAATGATATGGGCGACTCTTTAGCTGATAAGGGGGCGTTTCAATGAAGCCGATTGATGTTATCCGTGAGGTGAAGCTGAAAGCTAACGGACAATGGCAAGCCATATTATCTCACCTTGGGGCAGAAGTGCCCCTAAATACGCACACAGCTTGCCCTGCTTGTGGTGGTAAAGATCGTTTTAGGTTCGACAATAAAGACGATAACGGCACGTTTATTTGTAATCAGTGTGGTTCAGGTGATGGGTTGGATTTAGTGCAAAAAATATTAGGTGGCAGTGTGACCGAGGCTGCGTATGAGGTTGCTAACATAATTGGCATTGATACCCGTTCAGCGTGTCCACCAGCCTACCGTCGTTCTGAGATAAAAGCACAACAAGACGAACTGAAAGCACAGCAAGCCGAAAAACAAGCTAACGAGAAGAGAGAGAAGCATAAACGCTTTATTGAACGGTATAACCGCACTATTGCCAATGTTTACCGTGGGGGATCTGACTATCTCAAGGCTAAGGGGCTGCATGGTTTTGAAATGGATTTATTACAGGACGGTTCTCTTATCATTCCATTATTGGACGCTGGTCGCGTTATTACTGGCGCACAAACTATTAAGCCTAATGGTGATAAGCGTTTACTGTCAGATAGCTCAAAGTCAGGCAGTTATTACCCCATCAATGAGCCTGTAAACGTCTCTACGGTGATTATCGCTGAAGGATTAGCAACCGCCCTAACGTGTCACTTAATCCAACCAGAAGCGCACACAGTTGCGGCAATTGATGCGGGAAACCTCATTCATGTAGCTAAGGTAATGCGAGTTAAGTATCCAGAGAGCAAGATTATTATTGCTGGGGATAACGATATTAAGCCAGGCCAAGACAATACAGGGAAATTAGCGGCAGAAAAGGCAGCTAAGGCGGTTAATGGTGTCGCTGTTTTACCCCCTACTGATGATAAAGCCGATTGGGATGACTACCGCCTATCACACGGTATTGAGGCGGCAAGACAGGCATTTAATGGCCAAGTGGATCAGCAAGCAGGTGAAATAGTGGAAGCGAATAACGTGATCCACATTGACGCAAAAAAGAAAGTCAGACCTCACGATGACTTAGCCCCATTTTTTGATAAGCGTCATGGTGGTTTGTATTACATCGAACGCAAGCAAAACAATACGACGGGTGAGATTGACGAAAAAGAAACGTGGTTTTCGGATGAAATGGCTACGGTAGGTATTGGCTCTGATGGCAAAGACAGCTATTTAGTTATCGAGATGAAGCAAGAAGGTAGCAACCGCATAATTTATGAAGCCATTCCGAGACGTGAACTAGGTTCGCCTCAAGGGTGGGGGAGGTTACGATCCCGTGGCGTTAATATTACAACAAAGCGTGGTCAATTGGATTTATTAGCTAACTACCTTCAACGGAAAGGAAAGCGCGACGAATGGACGATCACACATACCGCAGGTTGGCATGATGGAGCGTATGTGATGCCCGATGGTCATATTATTGGTACACCTAGCCGCCCTGTTGCCTTTTGCGGCGGAACGTCTGCCGTTGCGGGTTATATCGTCAGGGGAACCGCTGAAAGCTGGCGGAAGAATGTCGGTAATTTAATGAAAGGCAACCAATCTATGATTTTAGGTGGTTTAGTTGCGTTAGCTGCCCCACTGAACTCATTATCGGGCGGTAGCTCGTTTGGCATTCACCTATTCGCTCAATCCTCAGCAGGGAAAACAACGACTGTAGAAGCGGCTTCAAGTATCTACGGTGTACCTGATGAACTGAAATTAACATGGGATGCGACAAAGTACGGGTTAACGATTGAAGCCGCCTCTCGAAATGATGGATTTATGCCAATTGATGAAATTGGGCAGGGTAACGATGTGCGGCATGTGGCAGGAAGTGCCTACAGTTTATTTAATGGTACAGGGCGTATTCAAGGTAATAAAGACGGAGGAAACAAAGCCGTTTTACGTTGGGCGATTGTGGCGTTATCAACGGGTGAGGAAGATTTTGAAACTTACCTCATTCGTAATGGTGTTACCCCAAAAGCAGGGCAATTAGTGCGACTGGTGAGTGTGCCATTTACCGATACGGTCGAGTTTCACAGCCTTGATGATGGTGATTTGCATTCACGAGCAATAAAACGCGCATCAACGCAGTATTGCGGGGCAGTTGGTAGAGCATGGATTGAGTATTTAGCCAACAATCAGGACATGGCCAACCAGAAAGTGACCTTCAAAGAAAACGAATGGTTATCGAGTTTACCCGAAGAGGCGTCACCACAGGTTAAGCGAGTCGCTACCCGTTTTGCCATGTTAGACGCTACCGCAGAGCTATCAGCCTCAATTACGGGTTGGGATAGTGGCGAATGTAGCCGATTTATTCGTAATAGCTTCAATGAATGGCTAGAGAACTATGGCACAGGAAACCGAGAAAAATACCAAGTCGTTAAACGGGCAAGGGATTTTATTCAACGCTATGGATTAAATCGCTTTCAGCCATACACCTATGGGAAGCGCAACGGAGATTTAGACCGAGTTTACGCAGGAAGAATAACAAACCTTGCGGGTTACTTGGTTTCTGGTCGCAGAGAGGACGGTAAGGACGAATATCATATTATCCCGTCAGTATTTGAAGATGAAATACTCTCAGGTATTCAAAAGAAATTGGGGGCGGAGGCGCTCGAAGAGGCAGGTATTTTAGTCAGACCGGAATCAGGGCGTGTAGACGGTAAAACTATCAGCATTAATGGTAGTCAGCAGCGATTTGTTGTCTTAATTGATAGCGAGGAAGAATAACCAGCCAGAACAGAATCCCCGTGATGAATTAAAAACGTTGGGATAAGTGGGATAACGGGATAAGAATTAAAAAAGATAATAATATTATTAAGTTAAGTTACTTCTATTTATCCCATGTTATCCCAAGTTACCCCAAATCAAATGATAATAATTTGTTACAAATGTTAATCAAAAAGCAAAGTTATCCCAAAAATAAAAAGTCTGGGATAAGAAATCGAGGTGTTTGGGATAAGTTAATTTGATGATATTAAATGAAAATAAGCAACTTATCCCGTTATCCCAAAGAAAAATCGTTTTTCGCCTATAGAGAGATATTTAAATGAGCACTCAAATACTCACACTAAAACGTAAAAATCCACCAGCAACGAACACACCAAAAAGCTTGCAAACTAAAACGCCACAGGAAGCCTCGCAGCAACCGAAGAAGAAAAATAAGGCAGATGTTCACGCGAAGAAGAAACAACACCGTATCGACCGTATAGCGAAGCACTGGACGATATTTAATGAACCAGAGGCTAAACCACTGATGATAGGTATCAAAGAAGCCATGATTGCTGAGGTTAAAGATAAAGGGTTGGATATTCCAGAGAGCCATATTAAACAGGGGTTACGATCATACATTAGTCGTAAAACCTATCTGAAAGCCCTTACTCTGGGCGGTAATCGTTTTGATATGAACGGGCAGCCTAAAGGAGAAGTCACACCTCAACAACAAGCATTAGCAAAACAAATGCTGGTGGAATGGGAGAGACAATAAATAAAAAATACCGCCAGAGCGTGAGCAAAGGCGGTCACTAGAAGAAAAAATGTATAGACATAGCTTTTCTATCCTAATATCAAACAACAAATAAGTCATCAAAAACTGGTTATAAATACAGTGTGTTGATTTAAATTTATACCAAAACAGTTATAGTGTTTCACAATACGCAATGAATTAATAAATTGATGCAAAAGGTGAAATATTATGAGCCAATCTCAAAAAAAACATTCAGTCATTCTTACCCCGTCACAATCTGAGCTATTGAAATTTTTGTTACCCAAAGAGCAAGCAAACAACCCTAGCCACAGAAAAGTAACGTTACATAGTATTGCACGTAGAGCATTAGATATAGGTTTAGATATGATGCAAAAAAATAATTAAGGAATATTTATGACAGGAAAATTTATTCAACAATTTGAGCGTAAAAATGCCATCGTGAATATAAATACATCGGATGGCATAAAGTCACTTGCTGTCGTGTTTCGTCTCCCCAAAGACCCTAATACACAAAGTTATCTTCGAATGATCCAGGCTATTCCTGAAATGTCACCTACGGAAATTTTGCTTGAGGTTATCGAAGCATGGGAATTTGATGAGTCGCTTAACTCAGCCAATATGACTAAGTTGATTGATAATTGTCCTCAGGCCGCATTTGCCATCATGGAAGAGTTTGGGCGTTTGATTCACTCTCGTGAAATACAACAAATCTGGGGGCAAAAATGGCTGATGTAGCAACAATTTCGCTTGAGGTGAGAACGTCTGACTTAGAGCGTGGTACGCAAAAGTTAAAGGAGTTCGGCGATACAGCAGAAAAGGTAAGTAGTTCTTCGCGAAATTTAAATGACCAGTTTAATAGAGGGGTTGATCATCAAAAGAGAGCAGCCGACGCGATAAAGAGGCAAAAGAAAGAACTTGATGACTTATTAAATTCAATAAATCCAACCAATAAAGCATTTGATGCGCTTGATAAAGCCACTCAAAAATTAATAGAGGCAAATAAAAAAGGGATATTACCAAAGGATCAGTTTGCAGACTATAACGCCATACTTGAGCAAACTAGAGATAAATTAACACGTGTTAGCATGTCTCTTACAGCTGAAGGGCAGGCGCTGTTAGCTCAAGAGGCGGCAACAAATAGAGCCAAGCGAGCTGCTGATGATTTTTTAAATTCACTGAAAAATCAAACTGAAATCATAGGAAAAACGAGGACAGAGATTTTAGAGTTAAAAGCGGCTCAACTTGGCGTGTCGCAACAAGCTGCGCCGATGATCAACAGGCTAAAAGAGCAAGAAAAAGCCTTTATGAATGGCTCAATCACCATTGGCCAATATCGAAACGCTATGCGGCAATTGCCAGCCCAAATGACAGATATTGTTACGTCATTAGCATCAGGAATGCCAGTCTGGATGGTGATGATACAACAAGGTGGACAGATAAAGGACTCTTTTGGTGGTATAGGTAATTCATTGAAGGCTGTAACTTCATTAATCACTCCGTTAAATGTAGGGCTTGCTGCCGCTGCTTTAGCCGTGGGAGGTTTGAGTTATGCGACATTCAAAGCCCAGATGGTACAGGAAGCCTTTAACCGAGCATTAATAACATCAGGTAAGTATGCTGGGCTTTCTCGAGGGGAAATTATTGGTTATGCGAACACCATTACTCAAGCTGGGCTAAGTGCTGATTCAGCCACAGAATCACTTACTAAGCTATTAGACGCGGGGTTAAAAATAGGTGTCGACATTGGCAAGGCTGGAAATGCTATTGCGGAATTTTCCCGTTATTCAGGTAAAAGCATTGATTCGCTTGTCTCGCATTTTGCACGATTATCTAATGATCCGTATGGTGGTTCTATTGAACTAAATAAACAGTATCGCTATTTAAGCGCTTCTGTATTACAGCACATTAAAGAACTAGAAGACCAAGGAAAGACCACGGAAGCCGTAACATATGCTACTGACGCATTAAGTGGAGCGATGGCAGATCGCGCAAATGAAATACGTTCAAGCATGGGGACACTACCAAGCTTTTTTGATGAGATTGGACGTGCTGCTAATAAAATGTGGGATTCGGTGATGGGGCTTGGTGCTGATCCTTCCAAAGCTGAACAATTAGCTAAACTAGAACAACAAATAAAGTTTGCTAAATCTGATCCTCGGAGGGGTACAGATAAAAGAAAAGGGCTTTCTTATAAAGATGATAAAGAATTGGAACTTCTAGAAAAGGAAAGGGATGAGTTACTAAAATCAATTGAAGCTGATAAAAAGGCAGCAGAACTCCAAGAGCGTAGTATTAACAACCAAGTATATTTTAATCAACTGGTTGATAAAGGCACAGATAATGCCGAGAAACGTAGGAGGGAGCACGAAAAATTAAATAAAGCTATACAGGATAATATTGAGCTAGCGAAAAAAGGTGAAGTCAAACTCTGGACAGATGAACAAATAAAAATGGCCAGAGAGGGGATTAATAAAGCCTTTAAAGATCCCGTTCAACGTAAACCGTCTTCTCATCGAGCTGCTTTTGCTGGGATACGCCGTGACGAGGGAAGTCAAACCTATGTTCTCGCGTTAAAAGCTGAGCTTGAGGTTCTGAGTCAAGAAAGCCGACATATAGGCACAATTAGTCAGCAACGTAGAGCATTATGGCAAGAGCAAGCTAAGTTTCAAATTCTTGAGCAAGCCAATAAAGAACGAACACTGAGCTTGGAAGAACGAGCCTTATTAGCAAGAAAAGACTCAATATTGGCAGAAAAAGAAAAGGCCGCCAGTATTGGAGATCAGATAGAGCAACAGAAACAGTTAAATCAGTTACGTTATTCCAATGATGACCTTAAAGCTGAGATCGAACTACGCAAAGCAACGATAGGAATGACTAACGAACAAATAGCACAGCAAAGAGAACTACTCAAATTAAAAATGGAGTGGACTAAAAAAGGAGGGGCTGAAACGGATGAAGAATACCTACGTGGTGTAGATTTAATTCAGGAAAAATATGAAACAGAAAGCTGGCTACGTGAGCAATGGCGCGAAGGAGTTAAGAAAGCATATGCAGAATATGTGATTAGTGTTACAGATGCAAATGCGGCAGCACAACAATTAACTAAACAAGCTTTTGATAGCATGACGGGGTCAATGACTGACTTTCTAACGAAAAGCAAAGCTAGTTTTAAAGATTATGCTGCTAGTTTCTTTAATTTGGCAACAAAAATGATCGTCCAGCTTACAACGATAAGAACGTTAGAGGCTGGGCTTGGTGGTACAACACTTGGTAATTTTTTAGGGATAAAAGGGCATGCCACAGGTGGCTATACTGGTGATGGTGGTAAATATGACCCCGCAGGTGTAGTACATAAAGGCGAGTTCGTCTTTACCAAGGAAGCAACGCAACGATTAGGCGTGGATAATCTTTATCGTCTAATGGATGAGGGAAAACGTGGTTATGCTTCAGGTGGTCATGTTGGTGGTTCTGCTCCGATGTCAGTTACACAACCAACCGCATTTATCGCTCGCAATCCTCAAATTGCTGGTGGTGTTAATGTCAATATCAACCTTGGAGGGATTAATATTCCCCCTCAAAACGGTGAGAGGGAGCGATCATCAAATAGCGGTATTAGCAGTAGACAAGCAGATATGTTATTTAAAAGCAAATTAAGAAAGTTTGTTGAAGAAGAAGGTAGAGAAGGGGGAACATTAGATTTATTGATAAAAACAAAAGTAAGACGTTTTTAATGTGTAATTGCTAATACTACTTACAAAGTTATAATTAAAGCTAAATAGTGAATAAAGGGTTAATGATGAAAAAGTTACTGTTTGGCTTTATTTTTTCTTTGATATGTTCAACTCCTGCATTAGCAGGATGGCAGTATACTACTGATGTGGATGAGATGAGAGAGAATACATCCTATTATGGTGTGTTATCTAATGAAACTAATTCAAAACTAGATGATGAGAAATTAAATATTATTTTGTTTAGCCCTGATGATGAATTAATTACCTCCATGGAGATACAAACACTTAAATCACCAATTAACTGTACTAGTTCTAATTGCAAAGCCTTAGTTAAATTTGGAGATAATCCTATAGAAACTATTTTATATGCAGTGGTAACTCCAGAACGCAATTTTATTGTTCCTATCGAATATATGGAATTTGTAAGAAAAATAAAAAATTCAGAAGTGGTTTATATTGAACTCCCTATTGAAGACAAGGGAACACAGCAGTTTAAATTCAAAACAGCCGACTTAAAATGGGAAGTAGAGCAATAGCAATACCTCATCATTTCATCATTGGCTGAATTTTATTATTTGATGAGTTCAGCCTCTTACTTATCTGCATTATTAAACTAATATCACTATCGTGATAGCTTTCTGTTATTAAGATAACTAGAGCTTAATATATTTAAAAGGGCAGAAATCTGCCTTTAACTTAGATACTTTCGTGAACAGTACGCGCGTGGAAGGAAATATGCAAAAAACAACCAAAAAGAAACCAACCATTATTTTTATGATGTACCGACAATGCGCCTAATTGTGACGTGTGAGCAGTCCGTTATTGATAGGGTGGATAGCCACATCAAACGCAGTAAATACCTACGCGGTAATCGTGCGGAGTTCGTGAGGCAGGCAATTATTGAGAAGTTACAGCGTGAACTTTGATGATTAACGGATCAGTACGAGTGAGACTGTAAACCTTTGACGATTTAGTGACACGCTAGGAATGATGATTTTCTGGCACGTTAGGAATGATGATTTATGTACATCTTAGAGAGTGCTAATGTATATAGAATTATTTGATTTTAGAGTGATAAATAAAATGGAAAATGTAAATTTCTATCCTTGGGTTGGTGCTAATTACGAAAATAGTATGTTTGGTATAAAAATACTCATACTTGGTGAATCTCATTACGCTGAAAATGATGATGAGCCAGATAGTGATTGGACTCAACATGTTGTAAAACATAACGCCCAAGATCATCCTAATGCGTTTTTTACTAAAATTACTAAAGCTGTGTTAGGGCTATATAGTGAAGACGAACTATCAGAAGATACACGCTCTAATTTCTGGGAGCATGTGGCGTTTTACAACTACGTACAGGGTATTGTTGGGGAGTCAGGACGAATTAGGCCAACAATTGAAATGTGGGAAGAATCAGAAAAGCCGTTTTTAGCCGTTATAGAATCATTGAAGCCCGATGTAGTTATAGTGTTAGGCTCTATGTTAGGTGAATGGGTTCCTGCGTTAAATGATAATATTAAAGTGGTCTATTTGTATCACCCATCAACTGGTTATTTTAATTATGAAGGCGCAATACCAGCCATTAAGAAAGCAATGGACGATGCTAAACGAGAAAGCAATTCTTAACGTTTTCTAATGTCAAAACCTTCAGAAATCCTAAGATCATTACTGGTGAGATGTTAACAATTGTAAATGTTTGGATGATAACATTTGCTAACGTATCTCTGTTAACATCACCTCACGAAACCTCACACATTAATCTTAACAAATCCTAACGTTTTTCTAATGCCTAGATCCTAAGTTTTCCTAAGGTTATTTCATGTGAAGCCTTAAGGTTTATTAAGGGTGAATGATAAGGTAATAAGAGTTTATCATTGACGGAGTGAAAAATAGTCATAGGATATCTTTCACTCTCTTATGTTAATACCACATTGGGGCATTAGACTTTCTTTCGTAAAAAGAGGATTAGCACAATGAAAGATAGTGACTTGGATTGGTTGTTAAATTCAAGCGAAAGCGAAATTAATAAAGGCTCAATTCCGTTAACTCCAAATGAAACACAGTTATCATCATTGATCATGAACAACCCATTGGGGAATAACAAAATACAGCTTCCGTATTATGCAGAAAAAGCGACATACTCCTTGCTTTCAGGGCTTAAAAACCAAGTGGACTTATTACCTGGTGCGATTATTGTTACTGATCTACTTTTTGTAGCTGAACATACTGGGGTTTATGTTGGCGATGGAAATGTTGTTGAGTTATATGGCGACGGAAGCATCAACTTAATCTCTATCAATGATTTTCTTAATGGTGGTTATAAAAATAATGATATATCACCAAGAACAGGCATAAATATATACACTGCTACTTACGATGGTAAATGCATAGCATCTAAAAGAGTTACAAATAGGGCTTTGAATTTAAACAAAAAATTCGCAGGAAAGAAAATACCTTATCATTGTTTAAAAAATAACTGCCACATGCTTTCTGGATATTGTTTTTCTGGCGAAGGTTTTCAGGAAAATACAGACTGCGCTTTTTTTCGGGGGTTAACAAAAAAAATAATAGATTCGACTGTTCCCCGTACAAATAAAAAAGAGAGCTTTTGGGACTTTTTATTTAAATCTGAAGAATATTCACCATATTCAAAAAATGACTTAAATAAATTTGCTTGGACGCAAGTTAGATCCACTAACTAGCACCCCATTAAGTTCAATCCCTTTTATTTTAAACGGGCGGACTAGATAGATAAAACCGCCTGTTCAGACTTATACTAATTTAGTTTCCCTGTAATATCCTTGTGGCGCTTCCACGCTGAATAAATATCTTTATCCCACGCTTTACCCGCTTTTGTCTGATAACCAGCCTCATTAATTCGTTCAGCAATAATGCGCCCATTGGTTACACCCTCAGACAGCACAGAATTAACCACAGAAACAACAGCAGACTCATTATAGGTATACGGTGGGATATCTGCCTTACCAGCAATTAAAGATGCCACAGACGATTCTAGGCGTTCCACTAGCGATAACATACGAGCGTCAGGATTGCTGTCTGGACGGTTTAACTTCTCTTTGATAGCGGAGACTATCCATGCTGTTTTATCGCTACCAGAGTTCGATATAGCCTCATTAAACAGGGTTTGTAGTTCAGCTGGGAGACGAAAGGCAATAAGATTAGATTTACTCATGATAATAGTCCGTTATTAACTCAGTGAGCGCTTATTATATCAGTGTATAACACTGTTATACAGATTAGAAAATGTATCATTGCTAGTGGATTTGGCGGGTAATTCTATAACTTAAAGTTAAGGTAACTTACTGTAAAACAAGCAAAGCGTATTATTGCGCCTTGTAACTGATTGAATACATAGCAAAGCTCAAAAATGAGTGCTGTACTGTGGTGATTATCGCCATAGTCGGAAAGGGTAACAGTTGAAATGCTACCCTTGGTATCAAAACCACAAATTAGTGATTTTATCTAAAGTAGCTAAATATTAGCCAATACTGCTAACCACATAAACATAGTGGTACTATGATGATCCGTTGGCTTTCAAACGTGAGGTATCCACTAAGGTATCCACCGAAAAGGCTATATTTTATTGGATACTTTACCCGCTAAATGTTGACAATTGTTAACATCAGAACCTGACAAAACCTGACATCGTTTATTTATTTTAGGTACGCAGTGGGTATGTGTTTAATTCTAACGATTCGTTATAATCAAATAAAATCATGATGTTGTGGAAAAGTACGCAGAATGGTACGCAGCAAAATGATATTGCCCGCATCGGTAACTGTTTGATTATTCCAAGGCCGTCACTTTGGGTCCGTACTGAAATAGCGTATTCAATCTGCTAACGTGGTTGCCACTTTGATGGTTGCCACTTTGGTTGCCAGCAAAACGGCATATTTTACGCTAGTGGATTGATAACCTTTGATTGTTCCAATTCAGCACAATCAAGGTATGGCGGAAATAACCACTCCTTTGAGGTATAGCCATGTTACAACGAGAAGCAATAGAAGCCGTTATGATGGAGTTAGCCCACCAGCAAGGGCAATCACTCAATGTGCGTGATCGGTTAGCGATTAGAACAGGTGTAGCACAGATAATACAGGCTAAAGAGCGTCATAGGCGCAGAATGACATCACCTACCTACAAGTGGACTAAGCCAGCACTAAAACGATGATAGGTTATAGTTGCTCAAAATAGTGAAATGCTCTCATCAGTTCTTCTTCATTTTTGGGCTGTTCCATATCGACGCTTGTAGAGCTTTTAATGAGAGCAAATAACTCTATTCTGGTTATCCCTAGTCTTAATGCGACATGATTAGCGCAGCTTCTAGCATTTGAGGCTCTTTGGTTTAAAGGTAATTCAGGATTAATAACTTTCGCCCTAGAACTATTGTGTGACATAAATTAACCCTCAACAAATTTTGCATTAGTTATTGTAGCATTAAGAGGCTCTAATATCGGAGGCTCGTCACTGGCCGGCAATATTCTAATCATGGCCATGAGATAAAAGCAACCACAGGACAAATTTATCCTCTGAGTATTAATTCCACAATGCGAATAATCACTCTGGATAAATATCAATAAGTTACTGCCTATTACCATTGGTCACTGAAACGATGACCAATGAGCGTTAATCTGGTTTTGTGACAGAATTAAACGTTATCAATTAGTTATATTTTGATTCCGTCGATTTAACGGAATTAAGTATAATCAACAGCTTATATCTACATACGGGATTATCCCGTATCATCATGGATAAATTAATGTTTAGATCACCCCTATAAATTGGAATTATTACCCAATCTTCCAGAGTCCAATCAGCATTTTATTTTAGTCGATGGCTTGTATTGTGATGGTATCAAGATGAATAAACCAGAAATGAGAAAAACAAAATCAATCAAGATCACCACGTCAGGAACGATAATAAAAGCCCCTGAGAGAGTTAAAACAGCGACAGGTAAAGTTATGGCCACGATGACTATTCAGGCTGAAAGTGACAAGCGTAGTCCATACCCATTAAAAATAGTGGCATTCGATATTAACACACTGGAGCTAATGACCTACCAGAAAGGAAATAAAGTAACTGCTACAGGTCGCTATGAATGGTTTAATGGTTATCAGCTAACAGGGGCGCAGATAGTTGCTGGTTAGTAAAACTTAGTATCAATAAGCTGATTTGAAATCGGCAAATCTAAAGAGGATATTTTACCTCTTAAGCTAACCCAGTGTTATTAGCCTATTTCGCAACTGACCATCTTAAAGAGGTTTACCTCAACTAAAACTCTTAAAGATATGTGGTTTAACTAACCGGATATTATCGGGGCAGTTCGAACATAGCCACCAGCCTACCTATTCTGTTTTGTACACCTCATATTGAGGTGCGCAAATTAACCACACCTTTTAAAGAGGGTAGCCTATCGGATGAAAAATACTTTTCGGTTGCTATCGTTCCGTTTGAAACGGAGGCGGTAAAAAACGCGGTGAGATTACGGTGAGGGTTATTTCTGGTTGGTGTTTCGTTATCTGCAATGAAATTACCAATTGATGATATTTTTGCAATGCTAGTAGATTTGAGAAAACTGGATCCTGAACCCTTTAATTATTGAGTCACAAAATAAAAAGGGGGCATAATTGGGGGCATGATACAAAATTGAATGAAATTAAGATGTTTATAATCAATGTCATACGTCTTTATATTGAATCCTGTAGGGGTACCATTTAAAATCAACACCTTATGCGATTTTTAAAAAAATCTGCGAGATATGCGGGTCAAGTAACGGGTCAAATTAGCATTACCATTTTTCACTTCTAACCCACTCTTCATAGACATGCTCTGGCTAATCTAAAAATGTGCCGGCTTTCGTTTTTTGTGGTTTTGGAAACTCCTTTCTCTTTGCATACATTCTCCATAACGTAGTTTTACTTTTCTCTGTCAACTAAATTGGGCTGTGTTGATAACAGTATTGAAACGCCACTCGACGTTAATAAACAGTCACTTATTTGGGACGACTCTGCAGTTATAGAGGACGGTTCTATTCTCGTGAGAATACGTGAGATAGAAGAAGCACAGAAAGCGGAAAAAATGCAGACAGAAAGAAGAGGAAGAAAGCTAGGATAGCATAAATAACATTCATTCATATTAATATAAAAAGATAATCACAATATAATAAATCTTTATATTGTGATTATCAATTATTCTAAAAATTAGACACCAAAGTTAAAAGTGAGAACAGCCTCCCCGATAAAATCTAAACCATTAGATAAATCTATTCCTTTTTTACTTAATTCATCTTTAGATAAAATAAAGGTACCATTTGAATTACCATGCCTGAAATTTGATTGGAAAACTTCACCTGGAATTAGAGCCAAGGCATTTTTATCAACACCTGATTGTTGTTCTGATGTCCAACCATTAGTTGGCCCTTTGTATAGGACGTTGTTGTAGCTTTTTCCTGTAATTGCAACATCGTTTGCCCGTGAAATAAATGCTGGTTTACCATCGACCGTAGCATCACTCCATATGAAATCAGCCGCTCCAACTGTATTTTCAGGATTTGCTTTATCAACTAAATGAAACCATTCTGACGTATTATTAACACTTAATTCCGTGTCACCATAAGTATCAGACGCAACAAATGTTAAATATGTTTTTGCATCGCATTCAACCGTAACGACATTATGAGCTACAATGCCAGAGTAAGAGTAAATTTTCGATTGAGGGATAAGTGATGGGCTTATTCTTCCATAATCAAAAAGGACATCACTTTGTGTCGCCCCATTAATAGTACAAGTTGGCGGCTTAATATCACCGTTGATTTTTAAGTTAGCTACAGGGGATTTAGCCAACACTGGCGTAGATATTATCGCCAGCATAGTAAGGCTAAG